TTACTCGTGAGTAAGAACTGTGCTACTCGCCCCCTCCGTGGCTAGCTGCCCGCCCCACATAAGCCATTCGCGGCTCGCTCCGGTCGCCCGATGAATCGCCTGAATCTTCTCCGTGAGCTTGTGCGGACTGCGCCCGCTTTCAATCCCTTGTAGGGCATTCTCGGTCAATCCAGTGAGCTGGGAAAACTCCCTACGGCTCATCCTGAGCGCATTTCGCAGGACAACAACCCTGGCGGCCAGAGTGTCTGCCGGAACCCAGTCGTTCCCGTGAACCTTCTCCGCTGTCGTCATGGGTAAATGATGACATCTCTGCAACCTGCATGCAAGAAGATTGCATGCTTGAGCTGCAAGTAAACACATGATTGCTCAGTTATGCTTGCAATCAAATTTCATGCATGTAATTATCTCGGCATGAGCGCAAAACTTCTGCTGATTGAGGCTCGGCTCGGTGGTCGAAGACTCCCCGATCTCGTCGGCACACGCCGGGCACAGGGCAAGTCATGGCAGGGCATCGCCAACGAAATCCACGACATGACCGGCGTTGCGGTGTCCCGAGAGTCCTTGCGTGCCTGGTGCAATCAGTCCAAGGCGGTTGCCTCGTGAGCACGCTCGTCGCCGCATCTCCGTTCGACGCCATCCGACACCTGACCGACGGAGGCCGCGAGTACTGGTCGGCACGCGATCTCATGCCGCTGCTCGGATACGAGAAGTGGGAGCGGTTCGCCGACGCCATCAACCGCGCCAAGAGCGCTGCACGCAACGCCGGGTACGACCCTGCGACGCAATTTCCCGGCGCCGGGAAATTGGTCCCCACCGGCAATGGAGCGCAGCGAGCGGTCGAGGACTACCACCTCTCCCGGTACGCCTGCTATCTCGTCGCACTCAATGGCGATCCACGCAAGCCCGAGATCGCGGCCGCACAGACCTATTTCGTCATCAAGACCCGTGAGGCTGAAACCGCCACGGCCCCGCCCGCGCTCACGGGCACCGACCTACTCGCCGCCGCCGTGCTCGAAGCTCAGCGGATGATCGAGGCGAAGGACGCTCGGATCGCCGAGCTTTCGCCCAAGGCCGACCTTGCGGACACCTACCTCACTGCACAGGGCGGGTCACGGTTGATCCGGGAAGCCGCCAAGCTGCTCGGCATGCGCGAGCGCGAGTTTCGCCAGTGGCTCCTGGATGAGCGGCTGATCTTCGCCAAACACGCTCCGTGCGGCGCGGTGCAGTACGACCACTACGCGCAGTTCGCGCACTACTTCCAAGCGCACGAGCACGTCGTCGCGCACTCATGGGGCAGCTGTGCCCACTACACCTTGCGCATTCTGCCGCGAGGGATGGAACTCATCACCGCACGATTGGGTCAAAACCTCAAGTAATCGCAAGTCCCACAACTGAATAGATAAAGACGCTGGCGGTCCCGTCGCCAAACAGAAACCGCCAGCGTCCCCTACCAACCAATCCTACTGAGAGGACTTGGCATGCCCCAACATATCCGCAGGCGGTCGCACGGGCGCCGCCGACCCCGGCTGAGCAGCTACGACGCGATCACCGTCGTGCTGGCTGTCATCGCGGTGCTCGCCGCGCTGCTGCTGGCATCACCGGACTCGCACGCCGACCCGGTGACCGATGACTTCGTGACGACGAGCGGCTGGCGCGTGTGCAACGAGCTGGACACGCAACCCAATTTCGACGGCATCCGGTACTCATACCGGGCACTGTCGGCGCGCGGCTACAGCCTCGATCAGTCGGCCCAGATCACCGTCGGATCGGTGAAGGTGTGGTGCAAACGCCATGCGCCACTACTCAAGTCATACGCCGACACCTACGCTTCCGCACCGCAGCAGAGCCAGGGGCGTGCAGCATGACCACCACCTTTGACCCCAACCCGACGTTCGACGAACTCATGGCCGCGTTCGACAAGGCCGAACGGGAGTGCTCCCCAAGCGTCGTCAACATCGTTCTGGATCTCGAAATCGCTGACCTATTCGAGAGATTGGGCAATCGCGGCATCGCCGTCCTAGTCGCCAATCAAAAGGCGTGGCGAGAGTCAGTCAAGGAGTCCGGTACAGACCCGCGATGCGCCTGGACCGCCGACAGTACCGCCCAGGGCGCACTCGTCGAGTTCTTCACCGACCGCGAGAGCCGGGACAAGGCCAGCGCCGTACTCAAGGCGGGTGCGTAATGCCTGAGCCGACAAGGACGTTGCTCCAAATGGCTAGTGAACTCGCCGACCAACTGGAATCGGTATCTCGGAAAATCGGTTTGGCCAGCGCGGGATTCACCGCCTCATCCCGTCCGTGGAGTCCGGACGGACTGCGCGAGTATGTCAACAAGTGGACGAACAAGCTGGACGCCGAAGACGCGCTCATTGAGCAGCTGACGCAATGCATCGCCGGATTCTTCACCCAATCGACGCAGTACGAACGGGTCGCGCGTGAACGCGCGACGCCGCTCGCGTACCTGATCTACGCCAACTTCGACGTTAAGCCGAAGGGGGTCAAGGCGTGACACTGCACAAAGTCACGATTTCGGATCACTGGCACTGGATGTTGTGGGACGGGAAGTTGACGCACCTGCCCCGGCGCGCGGACGTGGACTACCAGGCGGGCGACTGCGTTGTCTTCGAGGATCGTCCATGGCGCGAATGGAAGATCACGCACGTGCTCAATGGCGCGTCTATGCCGGGCATTGTTGATGGCTACGTGATTCTCTCGCTAGAGCATCCCGACAAGACCGAACGCGAGCGCCAGTATCACCAGCGCTACGAGATCGTCGAGAGTTTGCGTCGCTCCAATGCCGCACTGCGCGGGGTGATTACACGTCTGCGCAATCAGATCAGCATGCGAGAGTACCGCGAGGTGGTGGGCCGGTGAGCGAGACCGTACGCGACCCGCGCGAAGAGAAGCTGCCCCAGTGGGCACGAAAGCTGTTGGCCGATGAGCGCTACCGCACCAGCCGTGCCGAACACAGGCTATCTGAACACGTTGCCAAAGTTGAGAAGTCGCGAATCCGATACGGGGGCTATGACAATCCGATCTACATCCCCGACGACAACGGGTATCAGACCGTCTGCTTCTCGCCCAGCGGCGGAGAGGGCACGTTCCATCAGATCGGCGTCACGATCCGCGACGGGGCTATCGAGATTCAGGGCGGCGACACGCTGACGATCGAACTGCAAGCGTCCAACACCTTTCGCGCTCGCCTCCGGGGTGACTCATGACCGCCATGACGATCGACGTTGACGAGAGCTACGAGACCAACATGCGCGTCCTCAAGGGCGTGCTGTACCGCCTCGTCGAGGCTGTCCGCGACACAGACCCCCATCAGGTGCATCGCGAGCTGGTCTCAATGTGGTTGCACCACCCCGTCAAAGCCGCACAGCTGATGATGGCGCTTGCCATCGGATTCGACCCAGACACCGTGACAACCAAGCTGCTCGACCGGCGCGCCGAGGAAATCGCGGGCATTACAACGCTCCCCCACAAAGGAATTGAGGTCCAACCATGCAGAGCATGAAGACACATCCAGAGGCCGCCTTGGGCGATTGCCCCGCACGGTTCGACAACTACGTGTGCACCCGCGACGCGGGCCACGACGGCAGTCACATGGCCAACGCGTTCGTTGAAGTGGTTGCGATCTGGGACAACGAACTAGCTTGGCGTGCAGACGATGCCCAGGGCTGTTGGGCCCAGCGCAAGGGCCGCGAGTGGGTCGAGGCTGACGCATGAGCGAATGCATCATCCAGGCCGAAATCCCCACCGCTGACGGCGTATACGCCGGTATTCCTGATGAGGTCTACCACGCCGACCGCACCAGCTTGTCGTCGTCAGGTGCTCGTGCACTGCTGGCGCCGTCCTCGCCCGAGATCTTCCACTACCAGCAGCGGCAACCGCCAGAACCCAAGCCGCAATACGACTTCGGGCACGTTGCCCACAAGTTCGTGCTGGGCGAAGGCGCCGATATCTGCGAGCTAGATCCGGCCGTTCACGGGCTGAACAAGGATGGCTCCCCCGCCAAGTCGCCCACCGCCACCGCGATGTGGCAGGCAGCAGCCGAGGAAGCGCGCAAGGCCGGTCAGATCCCGATGCACATCGCCGAGGTGGCCAAGGCCAAAGCGATGGCAGCCAGGGTGCACGAGCACCCGCTCGCCGGGCCGCTACTAGCCGACGGGACACCGGAGCTGTCCGGGTACTGGCACGACCGGGAGACGGGCGTGCGCCTGCGGTTCCGGCCCGACTGGCTGCCCAACCCCGGCCGGGGACGGCTGATCGTCGTCGACTACAAGACCAGCTCCAGTGCCTACCCGGGCCACTTCGCCAAGTCCGCAGCCGAATACGGCTACCACCAACAGGCGCCGTGGTATCTGGACGGCCTGGCCGCGTGCGAGATCGCCGACGACGCCGCGTTCCTGTTCGTCGTCCAGTCCAAAACGGCGCCCTACCCGATCACCGTGGTCGAGCTCAAGCCCGAAGACATCGACCTCGGCCGGCGCCGCAACCGCAAGGCCATCGACCTGTACGCCCAATGCGTCGCCGATGACCACTGGCCCGGCTACGGCGACCACGTGCACTCGGTATCGCTCCCCAGTTACGCCACCTACCAGCAAGAAGGAGAACTCGATCAGTGACCGTCACCCCCTACCAGCCCATCTCACCCGCACCGCGCACAACGGTCAGCCAAGCCACCTCAGTCGAACAGTCGCGCGCCGTCGCCGAGGTCCAATCCGCCGTCATCGTGGCCCAGCAGATCCCGCGCGACATGCAGCGCGCCGAAGCCGAAATGCGCGATACGTGCAATCGATCCGCGATGGCGAAACAGGCCTTCTATCAAGTGCCGAATCGGGGCAACGGCGCATCGGTGCACCTCATGCGCGAACTCGCGCGAGTCTGGGGCAACGTGCAGTACGGCGTCAACGAGCTGCACCGCGACGACTCCCGGGGCGAGTCGGAGGTTCAGGCGTGGGCGTGGGATGTGCAGACCAACACCCGCTCTACGCGCACCTTCATCGTCCCTCATGCCCGCATGTCAAAGGGGCGCCGCCAAGAACTCACCGACCTCGGTGACATCACGAACAACAACAACAATGCGGGCGCTCGCGCTGTCCGTGAGTGCATCAACGCCATCTTGCCCAAGTGGTTTACCGAAGCGGCACAGGACATCTGCAAGGCCACGCTGGAGAACGGCGAGGGCGTGCCCTTGCCCAAGCGCATCGAGGACATGATCGCCGGATTCCGCGCCATCGGCGTCTCACAGGCGCAATTGGAGACCAAGATCGGCAAGAAGCGCGGCGCCTGGGATGCGGGCGATGTCGCACAGATGGGCATCACCTACACCTCGATCACCCGCGACGGCTACGACAAAGCCGAGATGTTCCCGCCGGTCGCGGGAGTGACAACCGACGAGATCAAGGCCAAGGCCCCGGACAAACCGAAGGCCGAAGCGGCACCAGCTCCCGAGCAGGCACCAGCCCCCGAGAAGGTCGAGGAAGCACCCGAGGCCAACCCCGTTGAATACAACTCGCGCGGTGAGTTTCTGGCTACCAAAAAGACCATCGGCACCATCCGCGGCCTGCTCGGCAACGCGGGCTATTCCCTGCGCGGCGATGCGGCCACCGTCAAGACGCTGACCTATCTGGCCACTGTCGTCGGCCGCGAAATCGCCGATATCAACGACCTCTCCGAAGCCGAGGCCGAGGTAGTGACCGACGTTCTGAACCAACCCACCACAACAGAAGGGAATGAATAAACATGTCCGACAACGAAACCACGGAAGACAAGGCCAAGACCGAGGTCGGCCCCGGAGAGGTCACCGACTTCATCGTCGTGTTGGCCGCGCATGACAAGGGCCGCGCACAACTCAAGGCCTCCAAGCTGCTGGCCCAGTGCGTCGAGGCGGCCCACGTGACCGGCAAGAAGGGAGGAACCATCACGGTCAAGGCGACCATCACCGCACTCGAATCCGGCGCTGTTGGAATCGAAATCGACGTCGACGGCAAGCCTGTCGAGGAATCGGTCAAGTCCATCTGGTTTGACGACGGCGAGGGCCGCCTGTCCCGTGACAGCTCATCGATGTTCTACGGCATCAAGTAATCCACCAACACCAAAGGAGTAATAACCTTGTCCGACAACGCCATTACACTGCCCAAGCACGACGCCGATCTGATCGACGAGCCCGACGCTGACACCTCGCTCTACCTCGTCACCGCCAACGGCGAGAACGGCCTCCAGACCGAGGTTGTCGACGTTCGCGGCAAGGTGCCCGCCGCGTTCGCGCCGCGCGCACCCGAGCGCCGAACCGTCACCGACACAGCCTCATTCCTTGCCGAGGTCACCCGCCGGCCACTACTGCAAGGTCTCTCGACCGTCTGGGGGAACCGGGACAAGGGCCAGGTCAGCGTGATATACAACGAACTCGGGACAGACGCGACGGCGGACTACACCCGCCGAAATGACGTGCTCACCTTGCAATTCGTCGCCGATCCCGATTGGGCCACCCTGTTCAATGCCGCTGACGGCAGGTTCCACGGCCAGCTGGAATTCGGCGACCTGATCGAACAAGCCGGGCATCTGATCACCTCGCACCAGGCCGCCGATGTCATGGAGATCGTCGACAGCATCCGGGCATCGAGCAAGGGATCATTCGAGTCAGGCATCAAGCGCGCCACCAGCAGCGTGAACCTGACCTACAGCGAGGAAGTATCGGCCAAGGCGGGCACCGCGACGCGGCAACTTGAGGTACCGCGCGAAATCACCTTGTCGGCCCGACCATTCGAGGACTACCCGGTCATCGAGATTCGGTGCTGGTTGCGCCTGAACATCTCGCAGGGGCAATTGGGGCTCGGTCTGTTCCCACAGCCCTATCAGCACCTCGTGCGCGATGCATGGACGCACGTAACCGGCGAGCTGTCCGAAGCACTCGGGGTGCCCGTCTACGCCGCCAATCTGGGCAAGTAAGGGGACCAACGATGCCAGTATCCATGTGGTTCTTCCTGATCTTGGTCGTCCTCGCCGTGATCGCGGTGATTGTCGGGCTGTTCATGCAGCGCGGCGACGACAAACGAATCTGTTTCGGCGGCGCGGGTGTGGTGTTCCTGTTCGCGCTGGTTTTCCTGGTGTTCGCCTCGACCACTGTGGTCGGCACTCGCCAGATCGGTATCGAGACAACGTTCAGCCGTCCGACCGGCACCACGCTGACCAACGGTCTGCACCTCAAGGCGCCATGGACGGAGGTCACCGAGATGGATGGCGCCGTGCAGATCGACCAGCACACAGGCGATCACCGAATCAAGGTACGACTGGGCAACAGCTCCACCGCGGACGCCGATGTCTCGGTGCGCTGGCAGATCAAACCGGACGCCACGCCCGATCTGTTCGTGCAGTACAAGACGTTCGACAACGTGCGGTCGAACCTGGTCACCCGGAATCTGCAAGTCGCACTCAATGAGGTGTTCGCCTCATTCGATCCGTTGGCGCCGCAGAACCTCGACCGCTCGCCACTGCCCGAACTGTCGGAGAAGGCGAAGGTGATCCTGGCGGGCAAGGTGGGCGATCAAGTCGAAATCTTGGATGTGGCAGTGCCGACCATCGACTACGACGACGGCACCGAGCAGAAGATCAACCAGCTCAACCAGGAACGGGCTGCGACTGCCGTCGCCGAGCAAGCCAAGAAGACCGCCGTAGAGCAGGCCAAGGCCAACGGCGAGCTGGCCGGATCGGTCTCGCACGACCCCAACGTCCTGGTCTCCAAGTGCCTGGACATCGCCCGCGAGAAGGGCCTCGCGCTGCTGTGCTGGCCCACCCCCGTCCTGCCCACCATCCCCACCAAATAGAGGAGACCTGATGTCCCGCAACCTCATCGTCGTAGACCTGGAAACAACCGGCCTCGGCCCGCAGTGCGCGCCGATCGAGGTTGCGGCCATCAACGTCGACACCGGAGAAACACTCGAATTCGTGCCGTACATCGACCTCAAGGACTACGCCATCACGCTGGAGCCCCAAGCGTTCGCGACCAACCGATACTTCGAACGCGGCGTGTACGAGGTGATGCTCACTCCCGACGAGACCACCAAGCACTGGATGCAATTCCGGGACATGCTGCGCAAAAACACATTCGCAGGCTGCAACCCCGCCTTCGACGCTCGGATAGTCGCCAACGCTTGCACGCCGACCTGGCACTACCGCCTAGCGGACCTCGCCGCCTACGCGGCCCCAGCACTCGGGCGCGACCCGTCCGACCTGCCGGGACTGGCCGACGTGCTCGACGCCCTCAAGATCGAGAACCGTTGCCCACATTCGGCACTCGGCGATGCCGAGGCCACTGCCAAAGCATTCGTGAAGCTGCGCGACATCTACGCAGAACAGCGGGAGTCCGCGCGATGACCGCCCCGTCCATCTCCCGTCGCTACATCGACGCCACCCCCGTGCGCGAGCACCTGGAGAAGCTGCAGGCAATCGGTTGGACCATCAACGCCATCGCGGCCGCCAACGGCCACCCGGGAAAGCTCGTCACTACTCTGCGCCAGATCCTTCGCGGCCAACAAACCTGCGCCCCATCCACCCGCGACTACGTGATGTGGATGGACCCCGAACTACCTCCCGAGACCGGAAAACCGTTCGTACTCAAATGGTCCGAATACGTGTACATCGGCGTACCCGACCATGCGGCTGCGCGCGAAATGGGCATCACCTACAACTCCATGTCAGAACAGCTACGGCGCAACGGTTTCCAGCCCTCGGCGCTGCTGTATGAGCTGGCCCGCGAGGAACGCGAGAAAGCCAAGGCCACCGCATGACGCTGACCGAAGATCAGCGCTGGCTGCTATGGACCGTCGGCCTGAACATCAGCCGCGCCTTGCTATCCGAAGAGGGCATGCAGAGCCACATGTCTAGGCGGGGCGGGTATCTGGGTTCGCCGCGCGACGGCGCTCCGGCGTGGATGAACAGCTACGAGACCCACAACAACAAGATCACGAGCCCGATGAGCGGTGACGTGCGAGTCACCGTGACAGCCAGCCAGATTCGGGCCTTCCGCAAGACAATTCCCACGGAGCTACTGAGTGAGTTAGCCGCGATCGACAAAGCCGAACTCGACGAACATCGGCGCACCGCGATGTGGTGCCGCTGCCACTGGACCTACGACGGCGAGCCCCGGACGCACACGGACTTTATGCAGCGCGAGTACTACCACCCCACCGATGATGAAGACAAAGCCCACATGGACATCGTGTTCAGTCTGCGTGACCGCGAATGGGGCTGCCTGGCGGCAATCCTTGGCGTCGGCGCCGAACCGGTCGGGCAGCTGGAGCTGTTTGGAGTCGGTGCATGAGCACGCCTTACTACCAAGACGAATCGGTCAGCCTGCACCACGGCGACGCCCTCGACGTGGCCAAGGCACTGCCCGCCGGCGGGGCCGATTGCATCGTCACCAGCCCGCCCTACTTCGGCCTTCGCGACTACGGCGAGCCCGGCCAGTATGGGCTGGAGGACTCGCCCGCTGAGTACGTCGAGAATATGCGCGCGCTGTTCGCCGAGCTGCGCCGCGTGCTCGCCGACGACGGAACACTCTGGCTCAACCTTGGTGACAGCTACTACAGCGGACGGGGCAACCCTGGCCCCAACGCCGACGACCGTAAGAGCGTCGCACGGCGCGGCTGGGTACGGGCTGTAGACCGCCCCGGACAGACATGGGCGAAACCCAAAGACCTGCTCGGCATCCCGTGGAGCGTCGCATTCGCGCTGCGCGATGACGGCTGGTATCTGCGTAACGACAACATCTGGAACAAGCCGAATCCTATGCCCGAGAGTGTCAATGACCGCTTTTCGAGCAAGCACGAGTACGTGTTCATGCTGACGAAATCCCGCCGCTACTGGTTCGACCTCGATGCGGTCAGGGAGCAATACGAGGGCGACCGTGATGCTTCCCGGCGCTCACGATCGGGTAACACCAACAAGGCCAACAGCGTCACCACCCCGTGGGTTCCACCCGAGTCGCGTCCGACAGCATGGAATAACCAGTCGAATATGGGTGCCACTGGGAGCCAGCACACTTGGGCCAACAAGGGTGGCCGGAACCCTGGCGACGTGTGGACGATTCCGGCCCAACCGTTCTCTGGCGCCCATTTCGCCGTCATGGCCTCCAAGCTGGCACACCGTTGCATCGCCGCTGGATGCAAACCCGGTGGCACCGTGCTCGACCCGTTCAGTGGTTCCGGTACAACAGGAATGGTCGCCCAACGCCTCGGCCGTAAGTACATCGGCATCGAACTCAATCGCGACTACCTAGACCTGTCGCTACGGACCCGCCTGCAGGCCGCCCCGCTCGATTTCGAGGCGGGCGCATGAAGCACGCGTTTTGCGACAGGTGCGGGCGCTACTGCGTCGTGCGCAACCACCGCGATTGCGTGTGCCATGAGTGCGAGCTTGGCATGAATTCCATCGCGGCGATGCTCAACCCGCGCTGGGCACGACCGATGACCAGCAGCGAGATCCAGCTCGCCCATACCTGGCTGATGATCGAGCTCGGCTCGAAAGTGAGTGCGTGATGGCCCGCACCCCCGAGAGCACCAAGGCGTATCAGGCCGGTCTGTGCGTGGACCGCAAGACCGAGCCGCACAGCGCCGGTCGGCCGCGATGCGACAAGTGCCATACGAAATTCAGAAGGGGTGAGTGATCCGATGAGTGGTAGCGCGAGGGTGTCCCGACACCGACCGTCGGCTCCGACGTTGCCGTTCGGGTATGCCGATGATGTGCCGATTGAGCATGACCCGCTTGATCCGCATCCTGAGATTCCGACGCCGATAGAGCTTGTGCTGGCGCTCACTCGCAGTGAGCGTGAAACACGGCTGCGCGCCCTCATTGAGCTCTCGTGGCGAAAGTACGAGCAGGCCATCTCTGAACATGCGGGCGATAAGAACATCGTCGCGACATGCTCGCTGGTTTCAGGCGGCGATGACTCCTACACAGTCGCGAACGTATTCCGCGATGTGACAACGCATCATGTGCACGCCAATACCGAGACCGGGATCGAGGCCACTCGCGAGTTTGTGCGTCATACCGCTAGCAGCTGGGGTCTGCCGTTGATCGAACACCGCCCCAATCCGGGCCAGGGGTATTTCGATTTGGTGCGCGGAACTGTGATGGCGCGCAGCCTAAAGACGGGCGAGCTGGTTCGGGCGTGGCCGGGTGGGTTCCCGGGCCCGGCCGCGCACGCGGTGATGTACCAGCGACTCAAACAGCGCGCCCTCGCCCGCGTACCTCACGACCTCGGTATCAGCGGATCGCGCTCTGACCGGGTGGTGTTCATCGCTGGCCGCAGGCGCCCGGAATCGAAGGTGCGCTCGACGGTGCCCTACGCCGACCCGGAGGGAACCATTCTGTGGGTCTCTCCCATGGCGGTGTGGCACAAAGCCGATCTGCGTACCTATCGGCTCATGTTTCCCAAGATTCCACGCAACCCCGTCGCCCGAACGCTGGGTATGTCAGGTGAGTGCGGGTGCCTAGCGAACGCCGCCCCCGGCGAGGCGGATCGCTGGCGTACGGCATACCCTCGCGATCCGTTCATTCTCAAAGTTGGTGAGGTTGAGGCCGAAATCGCCCACCGTGTCGACATTCCCGACCACCGCAAGCGGTGGGGATGGGGCGGTGCGTACGCGGACCCCGACGAGGTCGAACAGTTCAGCCGCAACGCGGTGTGCTCAGGAAGCTGCGGCGGCGAAGATCCGCTGCTGGACATCATGGATCCCCTATTCGAAGTGGTGGCCTGATGCCCATACGCCCCGAGAACCGCGACCGCTACCCCAAGGACTGGCCCGAGATCTCGCGCCGCATCCGATTTGAGCGCGCCCAAGGCCGCTGTGAGTGCGAGGGCGAGTGCCTTCGCGGTACTCACCTCGACCGCTGCCCGAACGTCAACGGACAGCCCGCCTACGGCACCGGCAGCCGCGTGGTGCTCACCGTCGCGCACCTGAACCACACACCCGAGGACTGCCGCGACGAGAACCTGCGCGCCATGTGCCAGGGCTGCCACCTGCACTACGACCTGGAGCACCACGCGCAGACGCGCCAGCGGGCACGCACGGCGGCTCTTGAGGCACAGATGGACCCGATGTTCGGCCCCCGAGATTTTGGGGTGTGAGGGGGGTGCAGAACGTGCCGCAGTCTGAATACATGCACGCGAATCAGAGAAAGGAACACCGTGGCTAACTCGGCCGGAATGCTCAAGGAATCAATCTGGCGCGACGGCCATTTCCGAGCGCTCACGCGCACCGCGCAATGCACCTATGCGCAGCTGCTCAGTCAGAAGGATCTGGACCGCGCCGGGATGCAACCGCTTCAAATCACCAAGTGGGCCAAGGGGTGCAACGAGATGTCCGTTCATGACCTACAGGCCGACCTCGACGAGCTGGAGCGTGAACGGTTCGTGTTCTACGACGAGGACACTGACGAACTGTTCGTGCGCGCCTACATGCGTACCACCGAGGTCACGCGGTATCCGCAGTACCTCAAGAGCGCCTTGAAATGCGCCGTCATGGTGGCCTCGCCCAAGCTGCGCCATGAGCTGGCGGTCGAGCTACGTCGCCTGCGCAAGCCCGAGGCGACCAAGGTCGCCGATGAGATTGACCCGTCTGACCCTGACCCCGATGACACCGTGACGGAACCGTGCGAGAACCCTGACGGCACCGTGCCCGAAGGGTGCGAGAACCCTGCCGGAACCGTGAACCCTGACGGCACCGTGCCCGAACCCTCTAGGGAAAGGGTAAGGGTAGGGGTAAGGGAACTTAAGTTGGTAAGTACTCAAGTTGGGGAGCGTTGCGCGCCGCCCCCCGAGTTCTGCCCCAAGCATCCTGGCGGCACCGAGGACCCGTGCCGCGCCTGCCAGCGCTACCGGGTGCAGTACTCCCAGTGGGCCGCAGACGACGCGGCTCTCGCCGCCGCCGAGCAGCGCGCACAACACCGGGGCGAGCGAGATGCCAAGCGCCAGGCCATCGCCGCGTGCCGCCTGTGCGACCAGGACGGCTACAACGGCCTCTCCGTCTGCGATCACGTCGACCGCTCGGCCACCGCCAGAGCCGGACTCGCCAGAGCCCGCGCAGCGCTCGAAAATCCCCCCGCCGCGACCGGATAGTCACCAATCCCCTGAAATCCCGCCAGCGGCGACCACAGCCCCAGGAATCGATATGCGAACGGAGACACGATGACCCAGGAAACGGACCCCGAGCGGTTTACCTGCCCCGGGCTGGAAGAGGGCGACCGCGTGGCCATCCAGTTCGCCGACGGCACGCTGGCCGAGGGCTACTGGTACGACGGCGCGGTACACGACGAACCACTCAAGCCGAGCCGTCCACCCGCGCCCTGGCGGATCTGTAAGCGCGACGGCGAGTGGCGCATCGAGAAGCGGCTCACCGATGGCTACGAGGCCTGGTGCCGATTCGACACGAGCACAGAAGCTTTCGCCGCGTTTGCCGCCGGGGGTGCGCGATGAACGTCCGTGAACTGATCATGGCTCTGTCGAAGCTCGATCCCGAAATGCCGGTGGTCATGGAACGAACGCCCGAGTACTTGGGCGATAGCGAAGTCGCCGGGGTGACCGTGGAGCAGTACGCGCGCGAGCGCGACACATTCCCACGTTCCCACCCGGAACCGACCGAGTGGTGCATGCCCGAGTACGCCCGCGACTGCGACCCTCCGCAGTCAGTCGCGTTCCTGTCGTACGAACCTCCGGTGCGCGACACGATCGACGCCGAAATCGAAAGACCCGCAATCGAATCAGTAAGGGGATTCAACCGTTGACCAAGTGCAAGCGGTGCGAACGCGCAACCGATCTGTTCGTGTGCAAGGCCTGCATCGCGGAGCTGCGCAAGCGCCTGGCCGACCTGCCGTGGTGGATCGACCGGCTCACCGAGACCGCAGTCGGACAGGCGAACCTGGGCGACGGTGCACGCAAGGGCGAACGCCGCGACGTGCTGCACGGCGACGACACCCTCGTGAGCCACGTCGAACCGTTCCCGCGCGACAAGGACACCACCCCGACCGCCAGGGACCACCGGGACCGACACCAGGCGGCACTGTGGCATGCCCTGGCACTCGGCCGGGTCAACGGACGCGCCAGCGACGAACTCGACCGAATCCACAACGCACTGGCGACGACCATCCGCGACATGTGCGAGACGCGCGGGCTGGACGTACCCGAGTTCCGCACCCGGCCAAGGCCACTGCCGATGGTCGTCGAATCAGATGCACAGCGGCCGGCAGATCGGTTCAGCCTCGATTCGGCACCGCCGGCCCGGGCGGGCTCGTGTCGACGGTGCTTCGTCACGCTGCCCGCCTCGGCGGCCGGGCCACTGTGCGACGACTGCGACGGCGCCCCAGAGATGTGCACGGCCGACGAATCCCCCGCGGATGACCTACGCGTGACCTACGCCGGAAGGCGCGGCGACGAGACGCAATCAGTCGCCACGACAGCGCGCATGGCCAAGTGGCTGCACCGGCACGCGTCTAACATCGCGCTGCAGGAGAACGGCGCCGAGATCTGCGACGAGATCGAGCAGGTGTACCGGTCGATCACCCGGGTTGTGAACCGCCCACCCGAGCCCATGATCATCGGGCCGTGCATCACCGACCCGGCACCCGACGAGGTGCTTGCCGAGCGGGGCCGCAAGGGCGACAACTCAACCCGGTGCGGATACGCACTCATGGCGCCGAGTCACAGCGGCTCGATCGTGTGCCCGCAGTGCGACACCGCGCATTCGGTGGGCGACGTGCTGGCGCGCAACCTCGGCGAGCTCGACGACCGCAACGCGACCGTGCGCGAGCTGGTCGACGTGGTACTCCCCCGCCTTGATGAGCACGTGCCACAGTCCACCATCGAGCGGTGGATCAGGCGCGGGTGGGTGCCGGTACGCGGCCGGGACGCCCAGGGTCACCAGATGGTTCGCATTGGTGACGTGCGCGCGGTGCGCGCGGACAGGCCCCGGATCGCGCGGGCGCGTGCGTGAAGTGCGAATCAGCATATAGTCGCCGAAAATCTCGGGTAAGCACGAGAATCGAGTCACGTAGTACGCAGATCACAGTGGATGGAGGTAACAGTGAGCAGTACGGACGCGACCCTTAATGACGGTAGGGGCGATGGAACTATCGCCGACTCTGAATATGAGAAATTGAATGCCAAAATCGACGCGTCGGCAAAAGACGACCGCAACGCAATGTTCGGCCTACTAATCCTGCTCTTTGTGCTTTATATGGGCGTCATGATCGGCGGAATCAACCTCGATAGACAGGTCGACGACCTGTCGAAAAAAATGGACGAGGTTTCCCTGTCTTATGAGCCCTTGCTAAACCTGCTGGATGGCGGCCCACACTGCTACGATACTGGAGCAGAGGCCCGCGCAGCACAGCTACGGATTTTCACAGCAATCGACAATAGTCAGCTCGAAAATCGAGTCGACGACAAAATCGATAATCTCAACAAGCCCTACAGCATGGTCCCGGAGATGCCATACACACCGCCTCGCCCCGAGGTTTCAAAGACCGCCCGAAATATGCAAGGGAAAATGTGCTTCAACGTAAGCTGGCCACAAGATAAGAAGCCACGCTGGGCGGGTGGATACTAAAACCCGTGAACGGTCGATATTTACGGCATTTGTCATTGCATGCGTCAGCGCTTGACATACAGCCCATGTACCACTTGTCATACAGCCCATGTACACCGTACCGTCTGAGTAGGTGTATCTGACGGATACACCTTGTCAAGAGTAGGCGGCCCCGCGGCAACGGGACCGCCTACCTACTGGCCTAAAGCCAGTGCTTGCCATGGAGCTCGACAAGAAGCCTCGCCATCTGAACCAAGCAACTCAGGATTGCCCAGATCGGCGGGGTTTCTTTGCGCTTACCCATGCCATACCTCCTCTCGGTTACTAGTCGGCCGGAGCGCGTACGTATCGCGCACCGCCTGGCTACTGCCTCCCGAGAGAAGGCCACTAGAAGACTAACCCCCGAAACCCCAAACTGAACGGGGTCAATTTGGTTTGCGCTCATCCCGCGGATATGACGGCCGCTGCCGCCTCATTTGATGCTGCGGCTTGGCCTTATGAGGCTGGCCAGTCGGTCAGCAGCACGAGGACTACAACAAAGTTCCCCAACGCGCACGTCGGCGACCTCGTGCCCAACGGCAATCAGGCGTCGCGGTACTTGTATCGCAGTGCACGCACCGAGCTATGGGTTCGCCCCAAGTGTTGGGCGGCCTCAATCACGGTCAGCCTGCGGTCTAGCGCGATCTCGATATCGCTGTCGGTCCAGGGTGCCTTGTAGTTGACCGCCGTGTGCCGGGTGGCCTCTTGTCGTCGCTCCCGCTCTGCTTCGGCCGCATCCCGGCACCGCGGGCATAGGCATCCGTATCGGCTCACGCCCGTGTTGGTTCCGTGCAGATGATCGGGAACCTTGCCCTGCAAGCGCCCCAGCCACCGCGCGCGAGCCACAGTGACCGAATTGATCGAACGTCCCAACGCGGCGGCAATCTCCGTAGGTGTGCGGGTCTCATCGGCCAGGACAGCGATCTCATCCTCAGTCCAGAGGCGCTGCCGTATCGGCTCCGCTCGCGACTCGCGCGCCGGGATCAAACCCGAGGCCTTTTGCCGCTGCAGGTCTCGAATGTGCTTGATCGCCCTGAAGGAACGCCCCAACCGGCGGGCCGCTTCGGCGCGCGATATTGACCGGTCCAGTGCAATCGCGATCTCCTGAGGTGTCCATGACCCATAGCAGGCGATGTCGGTCTCGGCTACCTGCTCTAACTCGGCAGCGCGACCACGTTTCTGGGCGAGCAGCTGCTCAATATCGCGGCCCCGGTAGCGCTTTCGGGCCTTCTCCACCTGTAGCCGGGTGCGGCCCAACCTCGCTCCGGCCTCGGCGCACGATAGTGACCGATCCAGCGCCACAGCCAGCTCGTCAGCGGTCCACCGACGTGGAGCTACACCATCAGCCACACATGACAGGCTACTTCTGCGTCTCCGTGCACACCGTGAAGCGCCGGATTGGATGGGTGTAGCCGCCGCCTGGACACCCTTGAAGGGTCGAGGTATTCAAGATTACCTTGATGGGTTTCTCTCGTGATCGAGAGTTCTTGTCGCCACAACTCACCGAAACTGCGTGCCATTCGGCCATATCCAGACAGCGGCCGGCAGACCACGCAAAATCCAAGCACGCCGTTAGTTCACCAAGGCTATCGCTGCGATAATATTTCTGATCCGCGTCTGCCGTGCATCCTTTTGGCTTGGTAGTCAGCTGAATTACCCTATATGCGGCTTTTTCACAAGGAACCGCGTCCGCAATACTCTTCGCTTCCGTCCCAGAAAGATTGAGACAGTCACCGACTTTCAGCGGCGGGTCACCTTTTTGACCATTGAATATCGGCGCCGGATATTGGCCTGGGATGTTAAGGAAGTCCTCGCTGCTGCTTGAGCTCGCCGGGGCTTCCTTCGACAGGCCGGGAACATCGGAAGCTGACGGTTTGAACACCAGAGCCAGTATCGCGAACACAACAACGCCAATTCCGACCGAGACGTAAAGTGCCGTTCGGGTCAATTTCACGGCCCGCCATCTCCCGGGAAGCAGCACCGCGGTCAGTAACGCCAACCCCAATAACGCCAAGATCAGCCAAGCGATGAAAGATGACCCACCGCGCCCTGTCGACGCGAGATAAATAAACACCACAGAAACAGTGACAGTGACGCCTGCCAGAAGGGCGATTCGTAGGTTTTGTTTCATCTCTCTCACGCAGCGCAATCGAAGACATCGGTGGTGTAAAAGAGGATCCGATTATCAAAGCGCAGGCACTTCCCCTGGCTGATCGTATCCGCAATCTTGTTTACAAGGGGACCATCGTAGGCGGCCGACGAAAGGCCGCACAGTCCGCCGACAACGCCTAACACTATGCCGACAGGCACGGCCACTGCCGCGCCGGGACCGGTTGTCAATGCGACACCTCCAGCCGCGGCTGCGCCGGTGCCACCGATAGCTGCGCAGGTGTTATCGAACGTCTGTGCGTCCTGCATCGCGCTCAGAAACTCTTTGAGGTCTGCCTGGTTATTGAAATAGGTCCGTTCACCCCACCAATGCCATTCGTGAACAGATGGCTTGCCCTTGCTCACCTTAGGGGTCGAGCAGCTGCAATCCCCTCCGCCCGGCGGTGGTGGATCGAGGCGAGGCTCAATGAACCAGATAGGGCTTCGTCCAGCACCTCCCATCATGGCGGGAACCTCCTCGACAACGCTCTCGGCCATCGCCTGTTGGCACTGCTGCTGCCGTTGCTGATCGTTGAGCTGCTGCGTGTCCTGGTCCTGCTTATTCTGCGGCTGCTCGGGCTGCTGAGTCTGCGTCGGCGCCTGGCTCGGCTGCTGTTGCTGTTGCGGCTGCTGGCCCTGCTGCGGCGCATTCTGTTGCGGTGCCTGGTAATCCGGGTTCGCCTTACCGGGACCCTGCGTGTACGGGGTCGCAGTCTGATAGTCCGGGATCTGTGTGCCATGGGCGGGCTGTTGCGCCTGCTGGGGCTGCTGCCCGGCCTGCTGCCCCGGAACCTGTTGCGGCGCTTGAGGATTACCGCTGTTGTAGATGCTGATTCCCGAGTTCTGATCCATCGGCGGCTGATTGTTCCCACCCTGATAATCAGGCATTGAGCTGGGCATTTGCGGTGGCTGGAACTGAGAGCCGTTCATCCCACCGTCCACGCCGCCAGTCGGTCCTGGAGGTCCAGAGGGATCGGCGGCTACCGTCGCGACGGCCGAGAAGCCGCTACCAGCGACAGTGTGGCCGTCGACAACCTTCGCTCCACCGACAGCCAAAGCGATAATCGCCACCAAAGCTGAGGCCCGCCGCAAACTCACAGGCATCGTCCAACGATCCTTCATGACCATGAATACAACCGCCCCTTTCAGCCGACGCTGAGCGCGCCCCTGACCAGATCATTACATACACATGGTTGCCATGTCGAGGAAATCCCAGCTAACGAGTTTGCCATATCGACCACGACATACATCGCCCCTGGTAGACGCGACATGCAGATCACTGGCCAATGCCGCGATCTTGGAGCAACATCGACCATGGGGCACCACGTTTCGATCGGCATGTCGGAACGTATTCGCCAGAACTCCATCCCTCTGGCCGCGATCTAGCCGTCATGTCGGACTCACGGCGTAGAACTAGCGAATGGACGCGCGTAAGGCCATTCGTGAGGTCATCGAGAGCATCCCGAACCTCTTCGGGATAACCCGAGGTGTGACCATCGGCGCCGAAGGCCAGACCGAGACCATCGTGTACACGCAGGCGCAGGTCGCCGACATCATCGCCTCGATACTGCCCGACGCCCTCAAGACCAAGGGGCATGTGGTGATCGCACTACCCGAGGTCGAGACCTACGAGTCCGGCCGCCGATACGTCCGAGTACCCATCACCGCACAACCATGGTCTGACGGCGCCGTTCGCATCAGCCCGCACGGCGACCAGGTGGCCATCCGCAACGTGCCCGACAAGCTGCCCATGCAGGACGCGCCAGCACTGGCCTCAGCACTCATGGCCGCGCACACCCTGTGCCGTCGCGACACGCGAAAGCCGATATCGCAGGCCTGACCTGCACGTATGGCAAAATGAGTCCCAACATGTCGGTGGGACAACTATGTCCATCGCATGAAAACCCCGGCCTAGCTGGGGTTTTCGCCGTTTTGGGGGCGATGTGGGATCGCTACTGCGAGACCATGCGCGGTGCCACTAGCACGACCAAGAGCACCACGCCCAGGGTGAGCGCTGCCCGCCCCGCTATTCCCATCGATTTCTCCTCCTTGGTTAGGTGCCATGAAAAGCACCCCAATGCCAGCGCAGCGAGCCACGGACCATACGTACGAGCTATATCCCAAACAGCCATGGCGAACATCGTCGGACACGTTTGTGACACTGGCGCTGACCTGCGGCTACGCAGAGAAACGGTGCATACAGCGTTCGTTCATGTGGTGAGGAGTTCTCATGAACCAGTCCCTGGTTGACCTGCTAACTCGCACGTTCGCTTCGGGAGCCCTTCAACATCCCGGCGACGCAAACAGTCCCGCACGAGTGATTCCGATTCCCGGCTTCCGGGCGACCGGTATGCCTGATGATCAGGCGCAGGAGATGATCGGCCAGGCCGCAAAGCTGTGGGCCGAGGCCATCGAGGCGGTCATCGATGGCGAATTCGACGTACTCACCAAAGCCGATGCGGCACAGCTGCGCCAGGACGCTGCAGAAGCGCCGGACGGCACCCGAATCGTCACGCTGTACGACCGCACCGACCACCAACGCGCCACACCCTTGTTGGTGCTGACGGTCGGCAAGACCGACGACGTGACGATCGATGCCCGCCAACTACGAAAGTTCCTAGCCCAATGAGCAATATCAAGATCACCGTCGACGGCAAGGTCCTCATGGACACCGACCCGGGTAAGTGGCGTTCCACGCCGCCGGATATCCCCGACCTTAAGCGCCAATCCGGCGGGCAGGGTTGGGGTCTGGCCGCGATGGTCACTCTCGCGCAGGCGGGCACGCTGGCCGAGCTGGGCCAGCCCATCGGGAACACCACAATGACCATCACTACCCGCACCAACGGCTGGACGCTGGATGTGGAGCAGGACGGCAGCGAGCCATCCGTCGCACCCGTCAAGGTCGCACCCGCACCTACCGCACCGCCAGCGCACGCCGAGGCCGAGCCGGACACCGCACATGCCGAGGCCCGGCCGTAAGGCCAGCACCACCGATCGCGGTCTGGGCTGGAAACACCAACAGCAAGCCGAAGGGCTGTTGCGCCGTCACGTAGACGGCACACTGTGCTGGTGGTGTGGCCTACCGATGTTCAAAGCGCCCTCGCTGGAGCGCAACTGGGACCGCAAGCAACTGGCCGCAGACCATAGCCAAGCTCGCGCATTCGGCGGACAACGCGCCGATCGCCTACTGCACGGCATCTGCAACAGCCAGCGCCAAGACGGCAGACATGACGCGCACCGGCCCGTGGTGCTCGACGTTCATCCATCCGAGTGGTCCGTAGCCCTTGCAGCACTGGGCATCACCACCGCGCCCGTCATCACTACCGACAACCTGGCGATGGACTGGTGACGCTCTACCTGGTGACCGGCCCGCCTGCGGCCGGCAAGTCCACATGGGTACGACAGCACGCCAAGCATGGCGACATCACCATCGACTACGACGCCATCGCCTCGGTACTCACGCCCGCGGGTGGAGACCCGCACGACCCGCCGCAGCACGTCCGCTCGGTCACCAAGGCCGCACGACTGGCCGCGATCGATACGGCGCTGACGCTCGCTGACCAGTGCGATGTGTACCTGATCCACTCCATGCCCGGCGAGGGCCTGCTCGCGCGCTACCGATCCGCTGGCGCGCAGGTCATCACGATCGATCCTGGTCAGAGCGTGGTCATGGCTCGATGCAAAGCCGAGCGACCGTGGCGCATGGCGCAGGCAGCAAAGCGGTGGTACGCCGACCAGTCGCACAGCAAACATCCCGACCCTGCCAGCAAACACGACGGAGGTGTGATGCCGTGGTGATCGCCAGCCGATGGGCCGAAAAGCCCCTGACCAGCACCGATGCACACACCCGAAAGTGCCATAACCGCAGGTCAAAGCCCCTCCCCCTGAAATTATCCAGGTGGGGGGCTTTCCTGACCCCCGGAGGCTCCCGTCAGGTTTTTTTTGAACGCGGTGAGCGATGACAGCAGCCACGAAACCGGCAAACCAGGCAGCAAAGCCAGCTAATACCCCGGTTAAGCGTGCCGCCCGGAAGCAAACAGCCAGCAAGACTCCCGGTCAGAAGCTCATCGACGATCTGTCCGAACCGGGCGACCCCTTCTCGCTGCGCATTCTCATTGAGCAGGCCGGGCACGCCGCCGACTACCTCGCTCGCATGAACGCACTACTCAATGGCGACCGGGAGGCCTGGCTGCAGGTCAAGATCGGCACCGAGACGACGGAGGTCGTCGTGAACAACGTGCTGATCCAGCAGCGCGCCCAGTCCGAGCAGTTACGCAAGCTCATCGCGGCGGTTCACGCCCGGCGCGGCAAGGCACCGAGCAAGCCCAATGGCGCAAGCCCGCTCGAAAAGTACTAAGGCGGGACTTCCGGCCTGGGTCGGGTCCTGGCCACGCCTCAAGGGCCGCCAGACGCCGGAATTCGAGTCGCGGCACCCCGGCGATGAGTCGGCGCAGGCCGACCGGTGTGGCCGGTTCGGGTTCGACATCGGGCTGCGCACCATGCCGTGGCAATGGCGCTCGCTCCAGGGCATCTTGTCGGTGCAGGACGCTACCGCAGAAGAGATCGAGGACGCCGCCCGCGAGGGACGGCCACCTATCCGGCTCTGGACTCACCGCGACGTGTGTATCGAATGCACACGCCAGCAAGGCAAGACGCTGCTAATCGTTCTGCTGATCTTGTTCCACATGTACGTGCTGCGCTCGGCGCGCATCATCTACACCGCCCAGCGCTGGTCGACCGCCTACGACGTGTTCAAGCGCGTGTGGGCCGTGATCGATCGCGTGCCGTGGCTACGCGAGAGGCTGGCCGAGAAGCCCTCCAAGGCCGGGAACCGTGGTGTGATCAAGCTGCGCGATCCGAACACCGGCCAGATCGTGTGCGAGGCCGAGTTCGGTCCCCGCTCGCAAGACTTCGGCCGCGGATACACCGAGATCGACCTCTTGATCGTCGATGAGGCCTACGACATCGACCCCGGCGAAGAACAGAACCTCACCGGCGCCCAGTCGGCGGCCAAAAACCCGCAGACGGTGTACATCTCGACCTCACCGGTAGCCAGCATTCACCCGAAGTGCCACACGTTGACCGGCATGCACCGCCTCGGGCACCAGCAGGCCCCGGACCTGTACTACGCGCTGTACGCCGCGCCCCGAGACATGCCGCGCAACGAACCGGACACCTGGGAAGCGGCCCAGCCGTCCTACGGCGTGGCGACCAACGAGCGCGAGATCCGCTCCAAGCTGCAGAAGGCCAAAACCCTGGAGCAGCGCGCGATTTTCGACGCTGACTATCTCGGCTGGGGTGACTACCCGCCCGACGAGGAAGAGATCAGCTCGCCGATTCCCGAGGCGATATGGGGCGATATGGCCAATCCCGACGCCAAGCTCATCGGCTCGCGCGTGATCGCGGTGCGCCGCGCACGCAACCGTGACGCGTGGTCGATCACCGCCGCGCAGTGGGCCACTGACGGCCGCAGCCACATTGAGGTAGGTCCGCTGCGCGACGGCTCGCACACCGAGATCGCCAAGTACCTGATCGCCAAGGTGACCGAGTGGAACCCCATCGCCTTGGTGATTGACCGGAAGAACACCGCCAACGTCCTGGAACCGCTACTGACGGCCGCTGGCATCGAGCCCAACATGATCGGCACCCCCGAGATTGCCCTCGCTTGCGGTGGACTGCTCGATGATGCGTTGGCGGGCAAGCTCTCCCACAGTGATCAGCCGGTCCTGAATGACTCGGTGGTCAGCGCGACCATGCAAGAGCTGCCACAAGGTGACTTCATCTGGGCAGAGGACTACACCGGCGCTGGAACGCCGCTGGTGTGCGTCTCGATGGCGCACTGGGCACTACTGAAGTTCGGCGTCAAGGCACCCACCAAGACCGTCGGCGCCCGCACCGGGGCCGCACGAGAGCACCAATCACACCGGCATAGTGCCGATTTCGACGCGATGAGCGCCGCATTCTGAGAAAGGGGGCGAGCATGGCCGATCAGCAGGCACCGAAGAAGACCGCCGCCCCGCGTACCGAACAGGGGTACGTGCTCAGCTCGGCCGGCGCGACCGGCTGGGGCGGACCTACCGACCAGTTCGAGCAGACCACCGACCTCATCTGGCCACTGTCGGTGTGGACCTACACGCGCATGGTCCGCGAGGACGCCCGAATCTCATCAGTGCTACGGGCAATTGGGCTGCCTATTCGCCGCACCGCGTGGCGTATCCGCCAGAACGGCGCCAGCGATGAGGTCACCGAGTTCATCGCCCGCAATCTGGGCCTACCCATCGAGGGTGCCGCCGACGAGGACGAACCCCAGGCGCGCACCCGTGGCCGGTTCTCCTGGGATAAGCACCTACAGCAGGCCCTTATGGCGTTGCGGTACGGGCACTCGGTATTTGAGCAGGTCTACCGCCTCGAAGGCGACGGCGCCAACATCCGCGCCGTGCTGCGCAAGCTGGCCCCGCGCCCCCAGGTGACCATCGCCAAGTGGAACGTCGACCGCGACGGCGGCCTGGTCTCGATCGAGCAACACCCCTCCAGCGGGTTCACGATGACATCGAGCGGAGTGGCGATACCCGCTGGCGGGCCAATGGATTCGATCATTCCCATCAACCGGCTGGTCGTGTATGCGTACGAGCCCGATCCGGGTGTGTGGATCGGCAACAGCCTGCTGCGGCCTGCCTACAAGCACTGGAAGCTCAAAGACGAGCTGATGCGCATCGAGGCCGCCGCCGCACGCCGCCACGGCATCGGCGTCCCGTGGATCAAGGGCAACGAGAACGACTCTCAGGACGAAGAGCGCATGGACGCGCTGCTCGATGTCGCCTCTAGGTACAGCGGTGGCGAGTCGTCCGGCCTGGCCCTGGCTGAGGGCCAAGAGGCCGGGATCATGTCGCCATCGGGCACCCCGATGGACCCCCGGCGTGCGATCGAGTACCACGACCACCAGATGGCCCTGGTTGCGTTGGCGCACTTCCTGAATCTGGACGGCAAGGGCGGCTCGTACGCGCTGGCCAGTGTGCAAGCCGACACGTTCGTGCAGTCGGTCCAGACGGTCGCCGAAGACATCCGCAACACCGCACAGGCGCACATCGTCGAGGATCTGGTCGACCTCAATTTCGGCGAGGACGAACCGGCGCCGCTGTTGGTGTTCGATGAGATCGGTTCGCGCCAGGACGCTACCGCCGCGGCGCTGCAAATGCTGGTCAACGCAGGACTGTTGACACCCGACCCACGTCTTGAGGCCTTCATCCGCTCGGCCACTGGCCTACCCGGTCCCGATCCCAACGCACCCGAAGCCGAACCGGAGCCCGCCGACGAATCCGCCGCCGCGCCCCGCAATAGCGGAAGGCCGGTGCGTGTGCGCACCCATACCCGAGCGCGCCCCGGCGGCGCCAGCACGGCCACGAGGAACGGAGACCCGACGCAGTGGTGACCAAGAATCGCACGGCGGGCCAACGCCCCCCGTGGTACAGCATCCGCAATGCTGCCAAGACGGATGGCGGCCCGGCCGAGCTGCTGATCTACGACGAAATCGATTCGTGGTACGGCATTTCCGCCGAACAGTTCGCCCGCCATCTGAAGGCCATCGACAACGACGCCATCACGGTGCGCATCAACAGTCCCGGCGGGTCGGTGTTCGACGGCATCGCCATTCTCAACGCGCTACGTGATCATCCCGCCACGGTGACCGTCGTGGTCGACAGCCTTGCGGCCTCGATCGCGTCGGTGATCGCGATGGCCGGCGATGAGATCGTGATGAACCGCAACAGCCAGATGATGGTGCATAACGCGTGGGCGGTGTGTGTGGGAGATGCCCGCGATATGGAGAAGAGCGCGGCGCGACTGGCCCAGCACAACAGCAACATTGCGCAGATCTACGCCGACCGTGCTGGCGGCACGGTCGAGGACTGGCTCGCGGTGATGGCTGAGGAAACCTGGCTGCTCGCCGACGAAGCGGTCGAGGCCGGTTTGGCTGATCGCGTCGTCGAGCTACCCGAGCCTGACTCCAAGTCGGCTGCCGCGCGTGCATCGGTGTTCGATCTGTCGGCGTTCCGCTATGCCGGACGCCAGTCCGCGCCCGCGCCACGAATTCCGCTGGTGCACAACAAGACCCCTCGGCCCGAGAAGGGCGAGGTCAACAGAGGAAAGGAGCCCATTGTGGCAACCCTGAATGAGGGCCTCGCCAAGCTGCTCGGTATCGATGCCGACGCCGACGCCGAGACCATTTTGTCTGCCGCCGCCGAAGCGCTCGAAGAGCGTGCTGACGACGGCCAGGAAAGTGACGAAACCCCGCCCGCTGCACCGACTCTGGAGCAGGCCACCGCTGCGCTCGCCAAGGCCGGTATGACGGTCGTCGAGCGGGCCCAGTACGAGGCCACCGTCGCGGCTGCGCAGGCGGGCGCCGAGGCGCGCGCACAGCAGTTGCGCGAGGGTGACGAGCGTGTGGTCGATCAGGCCATCGCTGACGGCAAGGTCGCCCCGGCGCGTCGCGAGCACCACTTGCAGGCGCTCGCCGCCGACCGCGAAGGACACACCGCCGTGCTGGCCGCGCTGGCACCCGGCCTGGTCCCCCTGGCCGAGACGGGGCACTCCACGCAGCCCGCAGACGGTCCGGTGCCCAATGACCTGAGCTGGTTTGACTCCGCGCCCACCGCGCCGAGTTCGGAAGGGAAGGAATAGATCATGACCAACGAGAACGTGGGCGTCTACGAGCCCGGCCGCGACATCACCGGCCGCGCCACAGCTGCCATCACCGGTAAGCGGTTCCTCAAGATCAGCGGCAACCGCACCGCTACCGGCAATATCGCTGTCGCGCCCGCCGACGCGGCGGGCCGGGTGTGCGGCGTCTCCAAGTACGACGCGGCCAGCGGCGACATTGTTGGTGTGGCGCGGGGCAATTCGCGTGTCACCTACGTGACCGCCGACGGCGCGCTTGCCGCATTCGATGAGGTCGAGGTCGGCGCGGCCGGCAAGGCCAAGAAGTTCGCCAGCGGCGTCGCCGTTGGCTACGCACTGTCCGCGGCGGCCGATGGCGCCGACGCCGAGATCAGCCTCTACTAGGAAAGGGCTACCCACCATGACAACATCTCCCGTCGCGTACCCGCTGGGTGCGCCGGTCATCAATGACAACAAGATCTCGGTCGACCTGGCGTATAAGCAGCCCGGCCGGATCACCAAGCGGCTCTCGGACCTGACGCTGCAGAAGTTCATTGCCCCGGAGCTGTTTTCGTCCTCGGGGGCGAGCACCACGGCCGGGGCGATCATCTACGACGTGATCCGCATCAACGAGCTGTACACCAAGAACGATGTGGAACAGCGCGGCCCGTCTGACGAGTACACGATCGTGCAGGGTGAGCGCACGCAGCCCGAGGTCGCCAAGTCCGAGGACTGGGGTGGCAAGTTCTGGATGTCCGATGAGGCGATCCGGCGCAACGACCGCGCCCAGATGGACCGCCTGACCACACAGCTGGCGAATACGCTGGTGCGCAAGATCAATCAGCGCACCGTGGCCGTGCTGGAGGCCGTAATCGCCAGTCTCGGCGGCGCGGGTGTCATCCCCGGACACGACTGGGGCAACGTCACCCTGACCGGCAACAACCCCACGCCCAACAACGCGCGCCCGTTCGCCGACATCATCGCCGCACAGCTGGCCGCCGATGTCGAGGAATTGGGCTACGTCTACAACGTGTGGGTCGTCAACCCCGTGCAGTACGCGGACCTGCGCATCGCCTACGGCCCGGACTTGCCGCAGATCTTGGCCGACGCCGATATCTGGATGTTCCGGTCCAACCGCGTCGCCAACGGCACCGCCTATGCGGGGGTGCGCGGCGGTGTCGGGTTCCTGGACTACGAGCAGATGCTTTCCACCGAGACCTGGCGCGAGCCCAAGACCAAGCAGAACTGGGTCCAGTCTTCCGTGCTGCCCATCATGGGCGTCACTGACCCGTACGCGGTCAAGAAGGTGACCGGATTGAAGGGCGCCCCGTAATGCCCGGGGTAACAGAACATCGGGTGACTGCGGCGACATGGGAATACCTCACGCCCGCAGGCACTCGGCGGCGCGCGTTTTTCGGCGAGCTCGTCACGCTCACCGACGAAGAGGTCGAGCGCGGCCTCGCCGTCGGTGCCCTCGGTGTTGAGCCGCCGACCGAATCGACCGACGACGGCAGCGAAGCGGTCGAGGCGGATGCCACCGATGACGGCGACACCGGCAGCGGTGACGGTGGGGATGGCGATCCCAGCTCCACCGCAGGCGATTCCGGTAACCCGAGCCAGGCCACCGGTACCGAGGGTGATGCGCCCCGTAAGAAGCCGCTCAAGGCCGCGACCAAGGCCGTCCTGGTCGACTGGCTGATGGCCAACGGCACGTATGACCGTGACGAGCTGGAGGCACAGGAGAAGGACGACCTGTGGGCGCTGATCGAGGCCACGGACTAGTTTCGTGACCGACTTCCTTGACGTAGAGGCGTTCGCCACCATGTTCCGGCCGCTGTCGGCAGCTGAGCAACTGGTGGCGGCGCCTCTACTGACGGTCGTCTCCGATTGGATACGCGACAAGAAACCGGCCATTGCCGACGATGACCCGGCGGCCAAGGTGGTCACATTCGAGGTCACCCGGGACGCGCTGATGTATGGCGAGTTTGGCCCGGTCTCATCGTTCACCAAGACGGTGGGTCATCGCACCAAACAGGCTGCGATCGATCGCGAAGCCGTCGAGAAGTTCATCGCACGCCGCCACTACCGCATGCTCGGCCTGGCGCCACAGGCCAAGGCGCGCGGCCACTTCCCCAGGGGTGACTACTGATGGACCCCCTGGGCGGGCAGCGGCTCGCGATCGTGTGGGATGTCCCGGTGCTCGACGGGCAGGGCGACCCGATCCTGGACGAGTACCGCAAGCCGCAAGTCACCGAACGCGTTGTATGGGTCGATAACTGCCTGTTCGAAGTGCAGTCGACGGCCGAGGACAACCAGGCCATCACCACCACAACCACTGAGCAATCGTGGGCGTTCCTACCGGTCATCGATGGCCATATCCCCGCCGTCGACGGCACCGGTGCCGCCGCGCCGGTCCCGGTCGCCGAGATCCGATCGGCGCACCGGATTCGCCACCTGGACCGCGATCACAGCATGGTCGGTGACGCGGTACTCGAATTCGACCTCGACGGCCGCGAAGACCATGTGTTCTGCATCTGCCAGCGCAGGGTCGGCTGATGGCCGCAGATCGCAGACCCAACCCGCTGGTCGCATTGGGTGTGCCGCAGTCCGAGATCGACAAGGCGATCCACACCTCGGCGCAAGCCAAAGCCGAGAAGGCGCGCGTCGGCAAGGAGATGGCCGCACACGCCAAGTCCATCTCGCCGGTCGATCATGGCGACTACGGCGCGGCGTGGAAAGTTCAGCAGGGCAAGGGCCGTGACGATGACACCAAGGTCGTCAACGACAACTTCAAAGCCCACTGGATCGAGGACGGCACCGGGGGCACCAGCCCGACACCGGAGTTCGCCGTCGCGGCCCGCACTGCCATCGCGTTCGGCGGCACCGCCGCCGATGTCATCAACAGGCCCGACTGATGACCGTCGCGCTGCATGAGCAGATGCCCCCCAACGCGATCGTGATGATGCTCGCCCACCTGGCACCGTTGGGCCCCTGCGACATCGAACGCAAGCCCGACGATCCGCTGCCGTTCCGCCAGGTCAACATGATTGACGGCACCTACGACGCGAACCTGTTCTACTGCACCGCTGTCCTGTCGATCCACACCTTCGGCAAGACGATCACCGAGGCGCAGCGTGAGGGCATCAAGACCGATCGGCGGATCATGCTGCTCGGCAGCCAGATCGTCGATGTGCCCATGCCCGACGGCACGGTCGCCAACATCGACTACATCGACTTTCAGCAGCTCTCCACGCTGCGCGAATACAAGGCCGACAACGTATTTCGCCTCAAGGCGATCTGCGAACTCGGCTTGTCCTTCATCTAAACGTCGCGGTCCCTCGATCGCGTCGCGGCGCTGTGCCGCACCAAATCGCCGGAATCTGTTCCCCTTTCCGGTTCCTCACCCATGAAAGGAGCGTCACATGACGCAACCCACACCCGGCGTTGACTGGAGCGACGGCGGATTCAACGACGTTGATAACCGGTTCGCCATTCGTGGCCCACTGGTGGCCGTGCTGATCCGCGACTACCGCGGCGCCGCGACCGATATCAGCCCGCACGTGTTCAACCCGCTCACCGAGGACGGCAAGCTACGCCCGGATCTGTTCGCGCAGCGCAAGATCGGCGGCGAATGGCGCACCAACCCCGAGCCCAACCAGGGCTGGCTGTTCATGGGTGCCAACACCAAGACCGGTGGCCCCGAGCGCGAACCGAACGTCGACGTGAGTCCGCTGGAGATCTTGCAGTCGAACTTCCCGATCGAGAACGACATCACCAAGATCGGCAAGACGGTGAAGTTCACCCCGATCGAATCGCTCAAGCCGTTGGTCAAGCGAGTGCGCAACAACCTGCCGCTACAGGACGAGGACGGCAACCTGCTGGTCGAGGACGCCGGTCAGAAGGACTTTTTCGTCGGCACCCCGCTGGAAGCCGATTTCGTTCCCCGCCAGCTGCTTTTGGTGCGCGCACGGTCCCGGGCCGGCGGCAAGCTGTACACCGTCGAGCCCATCCCGCTGTGCAAGCTGACCAAGATCGGCGCGGCCAAGATGGACAAGGAAGACGCCGACGCCGCCGAGTTGGAGTTTTCGCTCGAACCTGACCCGTTCTTCCTGATCCTCGATCCGCGCAACCCGGGCATCCTGATTCCCGGCCTGGATGGAGAATGGGTCGGCGGCAAGGGCTGGACCACGATTCAGGGCTCCCCCAAGGTGTCGAACACCCCGCCGACGGTCACCCCCGGTGCCGCCGGTAAGGCCTCGATCGTGTTCGCCGACCCCACGGGCGCCGGTGATCCGTTCACCTTCGCCGCCGAAAGCACCGTCGATGACGGGACCACCTTGCTGCCCGCAGAGCTCGATGGGCCCGCGGTCTCGTCAGGTGGCAACACCACGGTCAAGGTCAAGGGCGTGGCGGCCGGTGCGACCAAGTTCCGCGTGAAGGTGACCGGCACCAACGGCGCTTCGGTCTACACCCCGAAGTCTGCCGCCGCGACCATCGCCTGATGAACCCTCACCTGGCGGGCGTCGGGCTGCGCCCGCCAGGTGAGCCCCACCCCCATTCCAGCCCGAAACCCCAAGCCCACCAGCCCGAAAGGAATCGCCATGCCTGACAACCAGAGCCACGACAACACCACCGACCCACTGCATCCCGTTGACCCCCAAGAAGGCACGCGAGCAAGCCGCCGACTACCTCGGGTTTATGGCGGGTGTGCCCTTTGATCTCGGCAACGGCGAAGTTTGGGAGCTGCCCAACCCCGCGTTTCTCGACATCGAGCAGCGCAAGCGGTACCGCGACTATCAGCGTGAAATGAACTCTCTTGATACCGAGCTGGTTGATCATCCCCTCGTCGAGGGAAAGAAGGTAGAGCGAACCATCTACCCGTATCTCAAGGACGGCAAGGATTACGACCCCGACGAGCACCTGTGCATCGCACTCATGGGCAGCAGGGACATCTACGACAAGTTCCTCACCGCGGGCGGTGTTCCCGGCCAGATCGACACGCACTGGAAGCTGATGCAACGCCAGCTGGAGGAGCGGACAAAGATCGACTCCAAAAGTAATTGAGGCAGTATCGCTGTGGTGCCGCTGGCCCAATGCGATCGAGGCCGATCTTCGTTTTCGCGGTGTGCGCATCGCTGATTGGCACCAGGGCACCCGCGATGAGCGCGGCGCCCTGGTGCTTTCCAGCCGCCAACTACTGTCGCTGATCCACCAGCTACCCGAAGACTCAGAGTTCAAAACACATGCGCCCCCGCCGTTTGGGCGTGACGGCGACTGGACGGTCATGCAGAAGATCATCGCCGAGACACACAACGAGCTGGCCGCATACCGGGCCAGCAAGTACGCGGGCACCCCGCACGAATACATGTACACCAAGTACTCATCGCCGCTGGCATCTCGCAGACAGCATGAACTTGACTCCGCGGAAAACGAATTCATCGCCTCGGCGCGAGAAGAGCTGCTAGAAGACGCGTTTGGCGACCAATGATCAGGAGGTGAACCATGTCCGTGCAGATACCCATCGGGGCCGCCGCTGATCATCGGTCGTGGAAGCGGGTTGCCGACGACGCCACACGCACATTCGGCAACGCGGGCAAAGACGCCGGTCGCGAGTTCGCCAACGCGCTGGCGGGCAGCTCCAAGGAAGTCGAGAAGTCGCTTAAGCGCATGGGCGACAGGGCTTCTGATGCCTACGACAAGGCATCGGATGCCGTTGGTCGACTCAAGTCCGAAGAAGCGCAGCTGCAGCGCCTACGCGACAGCGATGCCGATGGTGCCCGGATCGTGCGCCAGGCCGAAAGAGTAGAGACCGCCCGCCGTGCCGAATCACGCGCCGTCCGTGATGCAACGCAGGCCTATCGCGAATACCAGGAAGCCGCAGAGGAAGCTGGCCGCCGCAACAACACCAACTTCATCGGCGGGATGCGCGCCCAGGCTGGCCAGGCCGCCCAGCTCGGCCGCGACATGGCCGACGGATTCTCGGGCGGATTCACCCATGGCGTGAGCAGCGCGGCTTCGATCGCCCGACTCGGCACCGCAGGTGGTCCCATCGGAATGGCACTGTTGGGCTTGACCGCAGTCGGCGTCCTTGTCGGAAGCCGGATCGCCAGCGGCATCGCCGACGGCATGGCCCAGTTGCGTGTCGAGGATGTGTTCCGCACTCGCATGGGTGTGGACAAGGACACCATTGGCCGGTTCAGTAGCGCCGCAGGTAGCGCATGGGCCAAGGGTTTTGGACAGTCCGCGCAAGAGAATCTGTCGACGCTCGACGTGGGATTTCAGGCACGACTGATCAACGCGAACACCAGTGAGCAGGACGCGCAGAAGTTCGTCGAACGCATGCAGACAGTCCAAGCGTTCACCGGCGAAGATGCCCGCTCGCTGGCACTCGGAGCGCGCGGTCTCGTCTCCGGCGGCATGGTCAAGAGCTATGTCGATGCCTTCGACCTGATCCTCGGTGCGCAGCAAAAGGGCCTCAATCTCACCGGCGACATGATGGACACACTCAACGAGTACGCCATCAACTTCAAAAACCTCGGACTAACCGGCGGCGAGGCACTGGGCCTGATCAACCAGATGTACGAGGCGAACATCCGCAACACCGATCTGGCCGCAGACTCATTGCGCGAGTTCGCCATCAGCGCCAACGACGGCTCGGTCAGCACGCGTGCGGCGTTCAAGGCCTTAGGATTCGACTCCGACGCGATGGGCAAGTCTTTCGCCGCGGGCGGGGACGAAGCCAAAAGGGCGTTCGAGGCCATCATGGTCGCAATGGCGGCCATCGAGGACCCGCAACAGCGCACGAACATCGGGCTGGCGCTGTTCAAGACCCGATGGGAAGAAGCCAACACCGCCATCGCTGCCATGGACCTCAAGAAGGCCGGACAGCAGTTCGACGACATCAAGGGCAAGACCGACAAGGCAACTGACACCCTGCAGGAGCACGCCAGCGGTTGGACCAAGCTGGGCGACACTATCTCCAACGAGATAGACAAGATCGAAAAGAGGCTCGCCAACACCTCATTCGTGAAGTTCTTCAGTCAGAGCATCCCGAACTGGATTGGCGAGCAGGTAACCCACCCCGTCTACGGCGGGTCGGGAGGCGGGCGAAACAACGCGGGCGATGAGATCACCGCGCCGACGACCCCGGTTCAGCTCGACCCGAATCTGCCCGGCGCTTTCGTCCCCGCGCCGGGCAGCACCGCCAACGCTATCGGCGACGGCGTGGGGCTCGGACTGGGCAACTTGATCAATCCCACACCAGGCATCCCGGTACCGGCCAACTCACCACTGGCCCCCAAGCCACAGGGTCCCGCAGGCCCGGCGGCAGCCGGCCCGGGAATGCCGTTCGATGAGGCCAAGAAGCAGATCGAGGCGGCCGACAAGGGCGACAAGACCAAGCCCCCCATCGATCCGAGTCTTTGGTCGGTGGAGTCAAAGCCCGTCGCCATGCCGCCAGGATTGGCCACGGCGCCCACCGCAGCGCCCGGAGTGCTCGTCTCATCTCCCAAGGGCGGCCCCGGTCTCGGTCGCTACGAGGTTGACCCCATGCGCGTGTATGACGCTGAGTCGTCGGCGATCCGGGCCAAGAACTCCCTGGAGCAGGACCGCATTGCGTTGATCCGGCTGGAGCAGCAGGGCAACGCCGATCAGGACGCGCTGCTGCGAGCGCGCAACCAGGTTGCCGACGCCGAACGCTCGTACGTCTCGGCGCAGATGAAACTGGCCGAGGCACAGCAAGGTACGTGGAAGAAACTGGAGAGCTCTACGCAGGGCCTCGCCGACGGCATGGGCCAGATCGGTGCGGCACTGGACAAGGATTTCGGAATCTCCAAGGGCCTGCCGGGGCTGGCCGAGAACCTAACCAAGTTCCTGGCCAATATGGCGGCGGCCCCGATCCTTGGCCAGCTCGGCGCGGTCAGCCAGCTCAACCCATCCAAGGGCGGATACGGCGCCATGGGCATCCTGGCCGCCCAGGGCGTGTTTGGGCCGCAGTACACCGGTGTTGCCCAGGACGTTGCCATGGCGGGCATCGGGCCGATGGCGCTGCAACAGGGTGTAAATCCCAACCTCGCCGCGATGTATGCATTGGCCGCGCGTGGCGGAAAGTACGCCCCGGCATCTGATCTGCAGAACGGGCTGGCCGACTGCTCGGGTGCCGTCTCGGATTTGGTGGAGGTGCTGCGCGACGGGAAGTCCTCACCGGCACGGCTGTTCGATACCACTGCGTTCGCCACCGATGCCAGCGCCGCCAAGCTCGGTTTCCTGCCCGGATACCAGCCGGGTGCCTTCAATGTCGGCGTGAATCCCCTGCCGGGGCAGCAGGGCCACATGGCCGCGACGCTGCCCAACGGCATGAATTTCGAATCTGGTGGAGGACATGGCCCCATGCTGGGAGGCTCGGCTGCCGGTGCCCTCGATAAGCAGTTCCCCAAGCAGTACTACATGCCCCTTGGTTCGGGCACGTCGAGCGCACCGTCGCCGCAGCCGATCGGGCCCACGGTCGATTACCGGGCGCTCTACCCCAAGTCGGCCAGTCCTGACGTAGCGGTCACCGGTAATCCGTCCCTGGGCGGTACCGATCCGGTGATGAGCGATCCGACGCTGACTAATCCCGCTCTGACAGCGGGTATTCCGGCCGCTGGCGGCGGGTGGGGTGGGGCTACCGGGCCTGCGCAGGCGTGGAGCCCGTCATCGACGCGCATTGGTGGTGTGGAACCGGCGACTGGTTCAGGTGCAGGCGGGGTCGGTATCACTCCCGGCGGCACCATCGATACCGCGATCGGGATGGCCGCCTCGGCGGCCGACATCTTCGCCCCGGGTGCCGGGCAGGCGGCGCAGACCGGAATCAAGCTGGCCAACAGGGCTATTCAGTTCGGTGCGCAGGCCGCAGGTATCGGGGTGCAGGGCTTGATGGATACGGTGCTGCCGACCGCGGGCTCGGAGCTGGCCAACAAGAGCTGGCTGACCAAGATCCTCGGTGGTGTCGCTGGTGCTGCCCCGGCGATCCCGAACGTGGCCGGCAAGGCGACCGCGCCACCGAACCCGAATCAGGGCGACCCGAACGCCCAAGGCGGCCCAGTCAAGGCGGGCGACACTAATATCCACGTCACCAACAACCGCGCCACTGAGGACGGCACCGGCCGCGATATCGCGTTTCATCAGCAGGCCCGCAACTCCGGGCCGGGGATGTGACCGTGACGATCCGCTATCCGGCCAACCCCGTCACACCCCATGGCTGGTATCACCTCGTCAACGGCGAAAAGCCCATGATGCGCCTGACCGCCTTTGACGGGTCGGTCGAGATGTTCATGATCGGCGGGTACGCGATTCCCGACCCGTACACGGCGCCGGAAGCCGTGCATTTGATCGACCTCGAAGGCCTCATCGCGCCGTGGAAGCACGTCACCCAGAAGGGTGCGACCGAGGATGGCGTTCACCATATCGACGCGTTTTTGGATCCGGTCGAGGTCAAGCTCACGGTCAAGTGCCGGGGTCGCAACGCCGCGCGCACGCGCCGGGTCTATCGGCATCTGATCGATTCGCTGGACGCCATCAAGTGTTCCCGGCTGGACTTTTTCGATCACGATGCCGGGTACTGGTGGGCCGACGTGCGTTGGTTCCAAGGCGGGCAACCCGATCCGGTGTCGGCTATGCGCAAGGGCACCTCGCAGAAGGCGACGCTGCGGCTACAGGCCGATACCGGCACGTGGAAGTCGTTCGACCATGCGGACTCCTTCGCGTTCACCTACGACGCGATGACCGATACTTTCGCGGTCGATCATCGTCAAACCAAGGATCTCGGCGCGGTTCCGCAGCGCTACAGCGGCCCCGGCGGCGGTTTCTGCACCTCCTACAACGACCAAATGCGTTGGTGGGACGACCCCGAGCACGGGTTTGGCACCCAGTGGCGCCGGGTCATCAACGGGCCCTGGCCCGATTTCGACACCGATACCGATAACCAGGTCGTCTCCCAGGTGCACGGGGGATTTCAGGAGTGGTCGGTGCCCGACTCGGGCCGAAACATCCTGGGCGCGCGCATGAACCGCAATCCTGACGGCAGCTGGGCGGGCGACGGGGTGTTCGTCGAGTACGGCGCCGGATACCTGCGCCTGTACTACACGGTGAACTTCGTTGAGACCACCTTGCGCAGTTGGCCGCTGGCCATCCCCATCGGGCCGCTGCCGGGCGAGAAGTTCACGCTGGTGTGCGGCACCGAGGATCACCCGCGAACGTTCCGCGTGCTGCGCAACGACATGGAGATCTTGTCGGTCACCGAAACCGGGACGGGCTCGCCTCTGGGGGCAGCGCATCGGGGCGTCGGCAACGGCATGTTCGCTGCCGGTGCGGTGATCAGCCAGGCAACGCCGTCCTCTATCCGCAAGCTGGCCGCGGGCGACAACGCTGCCGTGGCGCAAACCGGGTTCCTCAAGCGCATCAACATCGGTGATCAGGACATGTACGACGACTACGTGCTGTTCGGGCCGTTCACCAAGGTCAAGATCTACGACGGGCCCGGCGCGGACGAATATGTCGAATTCGGGCCGCTGCTACCCAATCAGGTGGTGTTTTTGCGCACCGATCCTCGCGTGCACACCACCTTGGTGCAAGACCTGACTTCGGTGCCGCCCTCGCCGCAGGAACTCGATTTGTTCCAGGAGGCGGTCGAGAAGTTCATGAGCTTTGCAGGCATGAACGGTACGGCGTTCGCCGATCAGATCAAGTCGCAGTTCGGCATCGCCCCGCCGCAGGGCCCGCTGTACAAGTACCTCAAGGGCCGCTTTTCCAAGAACGCGGCAATACCACCGAAATCACCGGGCAATCCCGCGCAGCCGTATTTCGTGAAGGTCTCGATCGAGGGCGGCAACGCCGACTCCAAGATCATCGCCTCGGGCACGCCGCGGCGGAGATACCCGCTCTAATGCGCAATGCGTTGCGCCCCTGCGATCCAGGGGCCATCTCGTGATGCCCATATCCGATGAGCAGCGCTGGGAGGCGGCCAAGCGCTCGGGCGATATCGCGCGGATCGCCACCACCGCCCGCGCCCTGACCGAGAAAAACTCGAAGGTCGACACCAGCTATCGGTTCACCGTCTGCGACAAGATGTGGACCCCGATGGCCTCGGTGGGCTCGGACCTGATGGAGGGTTCGGGCGCCCGGCCGCGCAACGACTGCCCCACCGGAAAGCTGATGCTCAAGGGCAGCTCGCCGCTGATCCAGATGTTCATGGACTGCCGCAACACCCTGGTCGGGGTCGAGATGGAGACCGCCGGCAGCCGACAGAACTTCTACACCAAGGTTCACCGCTACCGCTACGAAAAGGGCGCGTGGACAGGCAATGTCGAGATGCGCGGCATTTGGGACATCCTGAACTACTACGTGATCTGGCCGACGTGGTGGCTTCCCCTTGCCGCCCAGCCCATTTCGCACGCGATCTTCATCTGGGCGCTGCAGACCTGCGTGGAGAACATGGTCGCCGAATGCGCGTTGCGCATTCAGTCCGGGTGGCTGGAGTTCGTCAACAACGGCCTGTCGCTCAACGGCGACATCCGGGCATGGATGGGCACGATCCTGCAAGCCCTCAAACGTGACGGGCTCTCGGTGCAGACCTTCGGCAAGATGCTGCGCACACCCACCTATGTGCAGCGCACCAACCCATTCCTGGACACATCGCCCATGTGCGCCAAGACCGTTCGCATGGAAACCTGCGGAACGGTCATCAAGGATGTCACCCGCGCCTACGGTGTGGACACCCGCATGGACCTGTGGCGCCCCGGTGACCCGCAACCGGACAAGTGGGCCAACCTCGATTCGGCCACCTACGTGTTTTCCACCCGGGACCGCCAGCAAATCTCGGGACCCACCAAAACCGTTGCTGATTCGGTGATCAAGACCGTCATCGACCTCGGCGGATCACTCGGTGACATCTTCAAGCCGGTCATCCAGCAGGTACCCGGCATGGACGGGGTGTTCTACGCACCCAAGCTCGGCGTCGATTTCGAGCAGCCCTACGCCTACGTCGTCGCCCCCGAAGAGGGCGAGGACTCCAACATCATCAACTGCGAAATCGCCGACCACACCCCCGAAGGCTGGCAACACATCATCGGCGGCCGATCTCCAAAGTGGTTGAACGATCTTATGAATGCCACGTTTGCGTGGTTGATCGATTCGTTGATGATCGTGGTCGGGTTCTCCGGCATCCCGTCGGATCTGCTCTCGGGATTCCTGAACAACAGCTTCCTGGCGTTCCAGATGGTCCAGGTGTACCAGGTCCGCGACGAGGTGGGCCCCTTTCATCCGGCGATCGAGCGGTTCTACCCGACCGCCAGCGCCCCGTACAACATCGAAACCATGTTCGCGTTCATCAACGCGATTTTCGATGCACAAGGCGCTACCACGGCACAGGTCACTTTCCGCAACGGTGACCAATACGCCTTGGGCCGAGACATTTTCGAGGGCGGCCTGATGTCGCTGGTGTATCACCGCCGAACCAAGATGATCACCGACTACATCGAAAACACCATGTGGCGCATCACCCCCGCCGAGCAGACCACCCTGGTGCAGCTCGGTGACGGCCGCCGCGACGAGGCCCCCTTGGGCAGGATTCAACGCTTCATCACTGGCGCATTTGAAGCCATCAACGTCATCACACTGGCCCCCCAGTCCTAACCGGAGGTAAACCACATGGCTTGGCCTATCGTCGATTTCAACGGTGCACGCTACTACCAGGGACAAGGCATCACCCTCGTTCCTGTCGACGGCACCGGGGTGGCGCACGTGCTGTTGCGCGAAGACGGCGGAATCATGGGAGGGGTGTCCGGGGTCGAGCAGGGCCCGCCCGGAAAGCACGCCGAGTTCGACGAGAAGATCGACCTGACTCCACTGGCCCCCGAAGACGCGACACCCGATTCAGCATTTTTTGAACTCATCACTCCCCCAACCGATACCACGCCCGGCAGGTGGAAGATGCACCTGGCGCTACACACTGGCAAGACCGGTAAAGACGGCGCGACACGCTGGAATCCGCTGGACCTGTCGACCAATCCCAAGGCGGGGTGGATTCCGGCCGTCAAAACCGACCTACTCGGTTTTGAGCTTGTGCCGCAAAAGGTTGCCGAGGTGTTCTACCCGGGCGAAATCAAGAACATCGGTACGGGCAACGCGAACGGGACTATGGCCGCGATCGACATCCCTCCCCGCCCGTGGCCTCGGCGCATCCGCGCACAAGGCCAAACGGTCGTTACCGGCGAAGCGGCCGACGTGCGCGTGAATCTGCTGGCCCGGCTCAACGGCGAGGCCAACGGCAACATCGTGGGCCGCTGCGTGGGCATCGCCCAGACTGATCGGCTGGCGTTCTCACCGGGCAAGCCCATCGGCCCCGGCAGCACCACCGACGACTACGACACCATTGCCGCTGGCACCTCGGCCACCGTACACATCCGGTGCGAGCGCCAAACTGGCACATCGACGTACACCGCCACCGCCGCGATGTCGCACTTCAACATAGAGGCCTGGCCGCTGTGACCGACAACCTGCCCGAGATCCCCGATTGGGCAAGAGATGTCCCCTCGGCCCCGGTACACCGCGAGCAGGGCGGCGGTCTCACACGGCCGTTCACAGCCCAACAGCTCCAGGAGTTCGGCAAGGGGTTCATTGAGCAGTTCCTCGGTCGCGTGGTGCTCGCGGTCATGGGGCACCTCATTCCCGGCGTGGGTTCGTTTGATCAGCTGCGCGAGTGGGCCAAAGACAAACCTGGTCTCGGCGATCTGGTCGAGCTGCTGACCGGGATCGAGGACGGCGACGAAAATGATTTAGGGACATGGGCCCTCGGTATCCGCAACGCCCTGGCTGGCATCGATCTGGCCCACCCCGAATCGATCCTGACTGCTATCGCCAAGGTGGCGGGCCAGTTCCTCAAGGGCGTGATACCGGCGTCGTGGGTGGCTGATGTGGCCCACGACCTACTGGGCGGCGCTGGCGGATTCACCGACCCGAAGATGGTCGAGGACAACCCGTACTGGCGATTCGACGCCGCACAGAACGGGCACCTGTCGGGCAAGTCGATCTACCTCAACGCCGATGGCCAGCTGCATGCGATCAGCATCAAAGACCCGTTCAACGTAGCTGCCGGCCAGGCGGTGGACATCTCCGCATCGGCGATGTGGCAAGGCGTCTCGGCTGCAGCGGGGTCCAATCCGATCCGGTTGTGCATCACCCCGTTTGCCTCCGATGGCACCAAACTCCCCGATATCGTCATCAAGAAAATTCAGCCCGTGGCCGCGGATTCGTCCTGGATACGTGCCAGCTTGAGCGGCTCGTGGACGGTGCCGACCGACGGATCGGTCAAGTCCGCGACAGTGACCCTGGTCGTGACCGAGGGCGCCACCGACGGCCGCATCCACTTCTCCAACGTCACCTCGGTCATGTCGAACCTCGGGCCGCTGCTCGGCAAGTGGAGATCGTTCTTTGACACCCTTGGCGGCAAAGCCAATTCGGACATCGCCGATTTCGAGCAGCGATTCGCCGCGATCACCGCCGACGGCAAGATCACCGCCGAGGAAATCATCGGGCTACTCGGGTTGGGCAATATCCCGAAGCTGCCCCCGGCCAAGGTGCACAGCCCGATCGGCAGCGCCGACATCGGAGAAGACCTCAAGGACACGTGGAACAACTTCTGGAACGCGGTATTTGGGGACGGATCTAGTGGCAGGGGTCCTGTCGATGTATCCACTGCGACCGCTGCCCTCAAGAAGAAGGCCGATGATGCGTACGCGGCCGCGGTGTACGCCACCGATGTTGTGAACCTGCCACGACTGACCCCTCGCTGGATGTCCACAGGCATCAACGACGATGTGTCGTTCCCCATCATCAATGCACAGTCGACATTCGTACCGGCCGATCAAAAGCTGGTGTTCATCCCCATCACGCCGGGTGTTGAGCGCACGTATCGAACCGTGAAATTCGCCATCACCGGCAATGGCATGACGCAGTGCTACGTGGGCGTGTACCGGATCAATGAGTCGCTGCAAATTCAGAAGGCCGTCGACCTCGGGAACGTCAAGGCACGGCTATCGGGCACCAGCCGCGTGCAAGCTCTGACAATTCCATCGCCGGGATTGACGGTGCCCAAGGGTCATACCGCGTTCATCGGTGTGCTGCAGGTCGGCAACCCGCAGGGCCTCTACACCACACCGGCCATGCCGACCGTGCTGGAAGTCGTGCAGAACATCCCCCTGTTCTTCACCCAAGACGGCGGCACCGGCTACACCTCCCTGCCCACCCTGGTGGGCGGGCACGTGGAATTCACGCCGGTATGGGGCGCCCTGGGCGAGTCGACCAACTTGGCAGAACAATGGACCGAGTACTCATCCACCGGGGCGAACCTGCCCCTGTCCGTCTACGACATCCCCAGCGCCAGCACCGTGCTGTACCTGGCGGGCTGCGGTGGCGGGGGTGGAGGCGGCGGCGGTGACGGCGGCTGGAACAAGCCCGGCGAGGGTGGCGGCGGCGGTTCCTGGAACTCGCTACGGCTGGAGCGCGGCGTTGACATCCCGGTGTCCGTCACTCAGATCACGGTGCAGTCCGAGCGTGTGGGTTCACCCACAGGTATTGGCGGCGAGCCCGGCAGCAAGGAGACCGACGGCAAGCCCGGCCACGACATCGTGTTCCGCAACGGCAGCGACAACAGCGAAATTCTGCGCTGCGCTGGTGGCCGACTGGGGCGCCTGGCCTATGGCAGCTTCTACAACCGCGACTCGGTGGGCTACGGCCCCGGCGATCTTGGGTTCTCCGCGCGCCTGTTCAAGGGCGGGCAGAACACCCCGCCCAGCGCGTCGGTGGGTGCGGCCAACGGAGCCCCGGGCAACGGGCCCGGTGGCGGCGGCGCGGGCGGTGCCGGTGGTACCGGTGGCAGCGCCGGTACCGGCGGCTGGGGGGCTGCGGGGTACGCCGCGATCAAGGCGGTCTGATGCCCTGGTCCACCAATCCGTCTGCGCCCTCGGGGCAATCGAGTAGGTGGTCGACCAATCCCGATCCGCCCTCGCCGCCATCCATGGGCAAGTGGGTCTGGATGCCACGGGTCACCGTCGCGGACTCGGCAGTCGGCGCCGATCTAGCCCGGCTGCTACGGGTGGCCCACACGGGCATCGATCAGGGTGTTAGCGCAGACCTCGCCGTCACAGGAGTGGGCCTGGCCGCCAGCGATACCGGCCGGGGCGCCGACCTGGCGCGGGCGAAGCTGCGCCTGGCTGCACCAGACGCCGGGATAGGTGCCGACTCGGCCCGCCCCGGTGTGCGCGCCACCGATTCGGCCGTAGCCGCCGAGATGGCGCAGATGCTCCCCCGCCTGGCCACCGTCGGTGCCGCCACGGCCGCCGATATCGCGGTGCTGTCGCGGGTTCGGCTTCCCTCCAGCGCCAGTCAAGCCATCGGGGTCGATACCGCCACCGCCCGGTTCAGTCCGCAACCGGCAGCGCTGACCGCGATCACCGCAGTCGGCACGACCGTGGTCCCGATCCCGGTGTGGTGCCGCTATCTCGATCTGGCGCTGGTCGGCGCTGGCGGCGGCGGTGCGAGCTCGGGCACGTTCTACCTACTCGGCGGTTTCCCCGGCAGCCCGGGAACCTGGGCCACCACCACTTTGGAGCGGGGCGTGCACATTCCCTGGACCACAACAACCCTGACATTCGTCATCGGCGCAGGCGGCGCCAAGGGTAGCGGCGGTTTCGCCGGAACCGCGGGCGGCCCAGGTGCGGCAACCACCGCTATCGGCGACGGATGGGCGGGCCTGTCCGCTGCTGGCGGCGCTGGTGGCCCGCAGCACCCCACCGGCATCAACGCCAACGACGGCCCCGGCCCGGGCGACAAGACCTACAACGGCGTGACCTACCCGGGCGGTGCCACGCAAACCTCCGATGGCGCAACGGGCTACGCGCCCGGCGGTGCCGGTGCCGGCGGTGCCAACTTCGGCGGCCCCGGCGGCGTCGGCGGCGCAGGCGGTGCCTGGTGCCGCGCATACCAGTAACCGCAGGAGGGACCACCCAAACATGGCCAACCCCAACGACATCGACAACTACTCATTCCGAATCCACTTCTACAGCAGACGCGAAACCTCCTATTTCGACATCTACATGAACGACGGCCCAATCGGACTGATCAACGGAAACTACTACCTCGACGCGGCCCCACACGACCCGAACGTCGGCGAATGCCTCCTGCAATACGTCCCCAAGCTCAACACCACCATCTGGGACTTTGACGACGACAGCCTTCCGGTCAACACCGAGGACTACCTCTGGTACCAGGTCAACGAAACCTACGTCATCACAGGCGATTACCAGCCCTTCGGCGGCCTGATGATCGAGGGCCAACTCGGATGCGCCTACCTCAAATCCGCCATCGCCCCCTACAGAGACCACCAATGGACGACCGAATCACCCCGCAACGTCGCGCTGGGATACACCCCGCGCATCAGCGGATGGACCACCTGGGAAACCTCGTAACCAACAGAAAGGCCCCCGCATGTCCGAATACCAGGGCGCGCACCGACGCGCCTGCTGCGCCGCAATCACCGCACTCGGCAACCGAATCGGCCTATTCGCCGGTTCCACCCGGGTAGGCACCGCCTACGCCGACACCACCTGGGCCACCCCAGTCGATGTCACCGAATCCGGCATCGACAAGGCATCGTCCACCGGCTCGCTGGTGACCATCTCGGTACCTGGCGGCACCGTCGCCAACGGCACGGTGATCAACCGGTACGGCGTGTTCAACGGCGCGACCCTGCTGCGCACCGAGGCACTACCGGTCTCCCTGACCGTCAACGACGGATCACAGCCGTTACAAGTCGATGTCACACCAACATTCAAGTTCTGGGGCGTGTAGTCATGGCCCGCCAGCTTCTCAAGCACTCGGCCTTCTACGCCGCACTTGCCGCCATCTCATTCCGGCTCGGCTGGTGGGCGGCCAACTACATCAGCGACCGCATGGACAACTACGACCCTCGCATCGGCGAGGGCAAGTACGGATGGTGAAAGGTAGACAATGATCACTGAAAATGGCTGGCCATCATGCGATTCGAGCATGCTGGAACGCAACCCGATACCAGGGACCACGATCGTCATCCCGCTACAACGTGGCATACCCAACCGGATCATGAAGGCATTCGCGGCCGACTTCCACGCGTTCGTGGAGTCGCTGTACAACTCCCGTGGCGGCACCGACGAGGGCGGCTGGACACCAACCAACTCCGTTGCCACATCCAACCACATCGGCGGCACCGCAATGGATCTGAACTGGTCCGATCACCCCATGGGCAAGGCCTACGACGGGTACAGCAGCACCAAGATCGCCACCGTCCGTGAGCTTCTGGCCTTCTACACCATCGACGGGTTGGCGATGATGTATTGGGGCAACGACTGGAATAGCCCCAAGGATTCGATGCACTTCCAGATGGGCTACAACACCTACAACAACCAGGCCAAGTGCAACGACTTCATCAAGCGCAAGATCCGCGCCGACGGCTTCTCGACGTTCCGGCGCGGACCGCAGGCGCCAGCCAACCCTGACGATTTCCCACTGCCGCAGGGCTATTGCTACGGACCTTTGGACGGGCCCGACTACTGCATTTCCGGCGAGTACCCCGCCGATCTGCAATCATGGAAGGACGGCCTCGGACGCTGGCAGGCCGCACTGGGACTGCCGGCCACCAAGCGCTGGGACGATGCCACCCGAGACGCCGCGACGGTGCTACAGAAACAGCGCAACTGGCCATCCAATCCTGACTTCGGGTACGGCGGTGTGTATCTGGCCGAATGGAACGAGGTCATCACCAAGGGTTGGCGACTGCCGGTCAAGGACAAGAAGTTTCCCGACGACTGGACCGACCGAGAGCTGATGATCGAGACGTTGCGTCAACTGCGTGGGCCGGACCTGGCGGGCTGGCCCCAGCTCGGCAATGCATCGCTGGTTGATGCCGTTGCGCAGGTGCGTGCCTCATGATCCGGATCGGAGACCGCAATGAAACGGTCCGTCAGTGGCGGGCCGTGATGAACGACTGGTTTGGGCCGCTGTACACCCGGCTGCTGGGGCCGCTGCCGCAAGACACCGACGAGTTCGGGCCGCGCGCTGCCCTGTGGGCCGCCGAATATCAGCGCCGCACCGGCCAGATCCCCACCGGGCAGGTGTCCGATGATGACCTACGCGCGCTGGGTATTGCGCCCCCGGCCCCGCCCGCCAATCGCCACCTGGGCCTAATGTTCCGGGGCACCGGAGGCATCATCGGCCAGGACTACGTATCTCGCGTCATGCAGGCCGTGACCAATCTCGTTGAGGAAGTGCACCCCGAATTCGCCGCAACCATGGGCGGTCTGCCGGTCGGCGCCGCGGGCAGCCCCGGTGACATCTCAATGGCCAAGGCCGTCGACATCGCCGTGGCCGACGCACAACGCATCTTCGCCGAGCGCCACCGGATCAACCCCAACATCAAGGTTGTCATCGGCGGATACTCGGCCGGCGCCGTCGCGGCGGCCAGATTCCGCGCCTGGCTGGCCGAGCACTACCCGGACAACTACCTGTGTTCATTCAGCTTTGGTGACCCCACCCGGCCCCACGGTGGCAGCTACTACGGCGGCCCAGTCCTTGCCGGGCAAGGCATCTCGTCATGGCGCTACGGCGACACAGGCGACTACCGGCACTGCTGGCTCACCGACCCTGGCGATATGTACGGCAACATCCCGCTCGGTGTGGTCGGGGACATCATGGACGACTGTTTCGACATGGTGACCGCATTCCAGATCACCGACCCACTCGGGGCCGCGGGCGCCATCCTGCCCAAAATCCCCGAAATCGCCGCCAATGCCTTGGGTATCGAGCTGCCCGCCATATTCGGCGCGCTCACTGGTGGCCCCAACGGCATCGCAGCGCTCGGCCTACCCATGGTCCTCGGCGGTCTACAGGGACTACTCGGATGGGGCGATATCAACAAACTCACCGGGCCCGCGGCCGCCGCCCAAGCCGCCCTGATCGCGCTGCGTTTCGTCACCACCAGCCCACCAACCGCCGCGCATATTCAATACGAGTACCGCGAGGTCTGGCCCGGCCAAACCTATCTCGGCCTCGCCATCCAGCACGTGCGCGACTGGGCCAGCCGCACCCCCGCCGTGGCGGCTTAGTTCCAAAAAGTTCGGCGCCTGGGAATTCAACCCAGCCCACTAGGCATCAAGAGCGCTCGCGCGCCTCCGCTCATGTGCGCCACGTTTGCAACCGTGCGCGGTGAGCTTCGTTCCGCCATCGCCGCCGGGGTGCCGTCTTCAAGCCTGTCATTTCAGGCTCCAAGCACCTTCGCCGAACAAATGTAGATGCTACGCCGGATCGGCCCCGCGCGAGGAGAGCGCGCAGGGACTCCCCACACCGTAGCGCTCCCTATCCATGGCGCCATCGAAAAAACTCCCCCTGAACTGCCCAAACACAGTTATCCACAACCCAACCGCCGAGAGGACCGTCATGCACATCACCATCCCGCCCTGGCTCAAGGACGCCGCCGTTGACGCTGCCGAGCGCGCCATCAAGACCTTCGCGGGTGGCTTCATCGTCGGCGCCAACCTGGCCGACGCCGCAGTGAACGCAGCCCTGACCGAGATCGATTGGCAGAGCGGTATCAATGTCGGCGCCGGGACGCTGGCGGTATCGCTCATCTTCTCTGCGGCATCGATCAAGCTAGGCCGATCCGGTACCGCGTCGGCGACCAAGGCCGTCGTACCGTCCAGCCTGTTCAAGCTCGTGGCGGGCAGCGGCCGGTGAGCCCCGACCAGATCCAAGCAGTCGGCGGCGCCATCGTCGCCATCCTGGGCGCCTGGCAAGCCCGCACCTCGCGCAAAGTCCGCGACCTGGAAGCTCAACTAGCCATCGTCGTAGGCCAGCGCGACCAATATCGTGACAAACTCCGCGCAGCCGTCCGACACATCCGCGAATGGATGGGCTGGGCGCGACAGCACAGACCCGAAACCCCCACACCCGAGCTACCGGCAGAGCTCGTCGACGAGGTGTAGAGAGCCCGCATTGATTGCAGCCCAACGAAATAGCGCCCCTCACCCTGACCTGGTGAGGGGCGCTATTGGTGTTTCTAGTGCACTAATCCAGCACGCGGGCCCGGCTTTGCGTTGTGCCGTTTCTATCCACCACCGCATCGCAGGTGTAGGGACGCATCCCCGTGTAACCACCAAACGCGTTCTTGGCGTTGACATTGCCCGTCACCGTAAAGTAGGTATCACCGCGGTCGGGCGAGTATTCCAGCTCGGGATCACGCCCACCTCCATGCGTCACGCCTTCACGGGCCACCTCATCGGCGAACTTCGCACTCTCCGGGTCACGCATGCGCTTCAAGAGAGCGGACTGGCATGTCTCGATCGCGTACTTTTGCCTCACTTCAACGCTCACACCAGCGTTCCCGGATTGGCCCGACAGCCCTATTGCGCACGCCGCCATGAACGCCAGCAGCCCGACAAATACCCCCAGACACACCCACAACGCTTTCGCCGGGACGCCCATCTCTCTCGCCATGGACGGCAGATTACAAGATCACGCCCAGGTCAGAAGTGGTAACGGTAATGCCCACTGACCGGGCCTAGTGCGGTACCTCATCGAGACCGTTCTCCCGCAACGTGGCGGTTACCGCCTCGACAACCCGCGCGGCAGGCCAGTCATCCGGCGCCGAAATCAGGGTGCCGCCAGCAAGTTTGGTCGCTGTCAGCCGGTCAACAAGATGGCTCACCGTACCGACCTCGGCGCTGATCCATGTTCGGTAGCCGACGCCGATCTTCCAGTTGCCGCGGCGAGCAAGACGACGCACGTCGAGATCTGCGAATTCAGTGGTCGCGGGCTGCCACGTCTCGACCACCGCAGCTGTTACGGCGTCGGCATCCACGGACCGCAGCGCGTTCTCATGCGCTTCACGGAGCTCGACCGCCAGACGGCGGCGAGGTAGCCGCTGTCCGACAGCCGGGTGACCGGCTGCGATACGCACCAGAGGGGAAACACGGGGGCCTGCGCCCGAAATGGTGAAGGAGTAACCCTCACCGGGTAGCGCATCACCGATATCTTCCGATGCCCCTACGAATTCACGAACGGGATGTTTGCGAACTATGTTGACCAGTTCGTCGGGGGAACCTTCCCACAGTTCCCAACCGTTGTCGGCCGCAATCTGCCAGCTCGATACGTCGAAAGCTGATTGCAACGAACGGAGCAGGCTGTCGGTGCGTGCAGCGATCCATTCGGGAGATTCGCCAGCTGCTACCCGGAGAGCGAGCAGCGACGGCCGCGATGCGCCCCAGGCCGGGTTTCGCGCCTCGTTCACCACTGCCACCTCACTCATGGTTTCGGAGTGTAGATGACCTCTACACCGTAGACACCGTTTGAATCGAACAGGTCACGAAGGGCTGCAGCACCATAGGGATCGGATACGTGCCACTCAAGTCTCGCACCTGGTGGGAGCGCGCCGAGCTGTCGGTCAACTTGTTCGAGCGCCGACTCTGCCCGCCCCGTCCAGTACGCGTTGTCCGGCGCGAACGCCAAGCCCCGAAAGCCATCCTTTGCTTCGAGAAAGACCTCTTGCGGGCCGCGATAGGTGTGTCCGTCGAAGGAAACTGGGGCTCCCGTATCTAGATCATGTTGCACCCATTCGGGAAGCGCTCCGCTGGGTGTTCGTTCAATTCCGCCGATCTGCTCTTGGTACGGCATCCAGTCTTTGTCGAAACTGTGGTTGATGTGCTTCCAGCCCGGCTCGGTGTCGCCCTTGTTCCATGTGGCCTCGGGGGTGCCGGGCGGCCAGCCGCCCGGGTGGTGCGGGTCCCCGGAGGTGTAATGCTGGCCGCCGCCAGGATCGAACTCATATGGCGCAGGCGGTTGATACGACGGCGGGGTGTGGTCACCACCCGCCGAGGGGGCCTGATGGTCCATCACGGGCCCGGAATGCGCGCCGGCGCCGGGCTGCTCGACGTGCGCGGATGTCGGTTCGTGGGTGCTGGATAGATCATGGGTGATGGCGCGCCCTTCGGCGCCGGTGAGATCGCCGAGTAGTCCGCGGGCGCCGGCTGCGGCTTCGCCGCCGATTGCCCCGCCGCCGAGGGCTTCGGTGCCGTGGATGATGTTTTTGCCGATGAACTCGCCGGGTTGGTTGTAGAACTCTTTGGCTTGTTCGATGCCCATCTTGGGCGCGGCCAGTGGATCGCTCGTCAGCTCGTGAATCTGTTTGACTGCACCGAGGCCTACGTCTTTCCATGCTTCGGCGACACCGGGCGCGCCCGGACCTGCTTGTCCGGTAAGGACTTTGGCTTGCTCTATCTGGCCGTCAATGGTTTTGGTGGCCTCATCGTTAGCGCGGCCCACGATGTCGTTGAACTGATCACCGGGCGAGTTGTGCAACGACACCTGTCCAGGGGTGCGCATCGGATCGGCGTCGGGGGCAAAACGCGGGGCCTGCGCCCGCTGGACCGCCTCATTGACCCGCTGCTCAATCTGGTTAGCGGGCACACCCTCATGTTGCAGGCGCTCGCGGGTCGCCTGGGCGAACGCGGGAACATCGCGATCGGCCAAGGTGGGGGCGAGCTTGGCTGGTTTGGTCTTGTCGATATCCCCGACACCGGGCATGGCCCCGAGGCTGCCGAGCTGATGCCCGTCCACCGACGCGGTTTTTGGGTACAGCTCTTTGTAATTGATCGTCTCCGGGCCGCTGGCGGCTGCGGCTGGGGTGGTGCCCGCCGGGTCCGTGGCCTTGGGGTACTGCTTTTTGTAGTCGATCGTCTCGGCTGCTGGTTGGCCTGGCGTGGCCTCGCGCAGGATCTTGCGCGCATCGAGTAGGGCCGCTTTGGGGTTGATGCGGGAGAGCATCTTCTCGCGCGCACCATCGGTCTGCGTCTTGAGTTCTTGGGTGGCCTTCTCCCACTTGGCGACATACTCGCGTAGTTCGCGCTCAGCATCAGCCACGATCTGTTTGTTGCGGGCCACCGACTTTTCGCTTTCACCCTCAGCCGGGTGATAGGTCATCGTGAAGTCTTGACCGACCGTGACGCCCTCGCGCAACGCGTTGGTGACGATGTTCTGCCCGCTGGTCAACGGCGGCAACACCTCGAACTCGATGGTGGCGCTGACGAGCTTGACAACATCTTCGGTGGTGTCGTCGGCGTTATCGGTGCCCTTGCAGTCATCGGCGGCGGCTTCCTGGGCGGCGCCCGCGAATTGCCCAGACCAGTAGGTTCCGTTCGGGGTGGTGGCCCACCGTTTGTAGTCGTCGTAGGTGGCTTTCAACGCCGCCGTGCGCGGCCGCAAACTGTCCACCACCGCCATATAGTCGTTGGCCTTCTTAGCCATAAACTCATCGAGGACTGTCACGGCTGGAGCCTCATGCGCGCTGCGGCGGCTGGTAGATGCTCGGCAACTTGTAGTACCCGGCGTGCAGCTGCTCGGTGGTCAAGAAGCCCTTGTGCGCCTCGTCGTACACATCGCTGATCGCCTCCAGCCGAGCGGCGGCGATACGCTCCACATCCGAGATCGCTTTCGAGAAAGCCTCCAGCGCCGCCAAACCCGGATCCGCCCCAGGGGTCACATGGTCTGCCGGGATACGCCCCCGGATCTGTCTGGCACTCTCGCGCAGGTGTGGACCAATCTTGGCCATCGCGTCAAGGTCGGCCTGCAACACCTTGTCATCGCTCACACCTGCCCCCTTGACCGATCTGGTTACGGGGCACACTACAACAGCAGTAGCCAACGCGGGCAACAAGCGAGCGGCAATCCGTCAATCGTCATCCGGCACGGCGCGCAGGCCGCGGCGTGGGGATCGTGCTTGTAGATCCCGAACTGCCCCGGCGAAGCTGTCGGCCATCCGGCGCACGTAGTCCTCATCGACGTAGGCCTTGGCCGACTGCCGGCTGATGCCCATCAGCTCGGCCGTGAGGTCGACTTTCGCCGAAATACGCTCTCGCGCCATGGCCTCGGTCATGTTCAGGGCGTGCTGCTCGGCGAGATAGCGCACGAGCAACTGGGCGCGTTCGTTCATCCAGGGGGACCGGCGAGCGGGCATTCGGAGACCATATGGGCATCCCCTCGTGTCCGCTGGCCGACCTCCTAGATGTGACACCTACTTGTGACTGCGCTGTTCCATTCTTGATGCCGACGACCGCGAGGGGCACAGGTGCGACGCGAGCGAGTCGACGGACGCCGCTCCACGTCGGGTTGAGTAGGCGAGATACCGCATGGTGGTGGCCAGGCTCTCGTGCCCCATCAATTCCTGGATATCGCGAAGGTCCGCGCCTTCGTCGGCGAGCACGGTCGCGAACCTGTGTCGCAGGGTGTGCAGCGTGTACGGGAGCCCGAGATTGGTTAGGAATTCCGCACCCACGACCGAGACGTAGTTGGGTGTTACTGGCCCGCCGCGAGGACGGCAGAACATGGTGCCGGGTCGGCTCAGCTGGATTGCCAAACGTTGCATGACCTCGGGGGCAACTCGGACGATGCGTTGCTTCCCTCCCTTGCCGTGCACGGTCAGGAAGGCACCGCCGCCTTCGTCGGGGCGAAAGTCGTTGCGTGACATCTGCGCGATCTCCCCAGCGCGCAGACCGCAGTATCCGGCCAATAGCAGCCATGCATGGATGTCAGTCCCGACGGGCGCGCCGGTCAGCGCGATCCGCAAGTGGTCCTCGGGGATGGGCCGGGCCATGCGGCGCTGAATCTTCGGTTGCACCAAGTCTTTTGCGACGTATTCGCTCGTGCGGCCACAGCGGTAGGCCCACTGGTAGAAGGTGCAAACATGCGACGTGTAGGTCTGGATGCTAGACGGGCACACCCGCAACGAACCTTGCCAGGCCTCAAGCTGCTCTGGGGTGGCCTCCAGCAAAGATGTTTCCCCAAGCCATCTAGCTAATCTAGCAATCTGCCCCAAGCGGTGCTCGATCGTTTTAGCTGTGAAGTTCTTCAGCTTCAGATAACGAGCAAACTCTGAGACGACAGTGTCATTATTCACAGGTGACAT